CAGGATGGTATTTGAATTCTTCAGGAACATCATTCGCAGCACCTTACGTTACAGGAACTGTGGCTCTTATGTTATCTGTTAAACCTGATTTAACAAATCAAGAAATAGATTCAATTTTAAGATTAACGGCAACTAACATAGATATTTTAAATCCAAACTATATTGGTAAAATAGGTTCAGGAAGATTAAACTCAGGATTGGCAGTTCAAACAGTATGGAATATGATTCAAGAAGTAGAAGACGGAAATAACGGTCATGGTAACGACGCTGACGGTGTAGATGGTTCTAACCCTGGACAAGGTGGAGGAAACAACGGTAATCAAGGTGGAAATGGAAATCACTTCGGGTGGGATAACAAAGATAAAGTAACTTTAGGTGATGACTTATCAGATGTGACAGTAATTGATATAAATGGTAAAATAACAAACATAGAAAACGCATTACCTGGATTCTACTTTGTTGTTAGCAATAATTTAATAATCAAAAAAATATACAAAAATTAATATGAAAAAGTTTTTAGATAATCTAAAATTGTTCTCTTTAGTCTTTATGACCGTGTTTTCAATAACAACAGTATTCAAGATAATCATTATAGGAGTGTAAATATAAAAGATTTCCCCACAAATATTCATTTACACATTAAAATGGTTGACCAATAAGTAGTTCCCCTATATTTATTTATAGGGGAAATCTTATTTTTAAAAAAATACTTTAATGAAAAAACTGTTTTTTATTCTAACACTTCTAATTTCTTTGGGGGTAAAATCACAATGTAATCAATATTTAATTTACGAAAGTTTTACAAGTACATTAACAACACAAGGAGGTACATGGGGTGTAAATTCCATACTTGCATCGACTTCACCAACTAGAACCGGTAATTATGCCGCAGGATTTAATGGTACCGGAGATTGGATTAGAACACCACAAATTGCAAATCCTGGGGTTCTTTCTTTTTGGTATAGAAGAAGTAGTAACTCAACTGCTTGGACTTTAAATGTTCAAACATCACCTGACGGAACAACATGGACAACAAGGGGTACAGTAACAGCACCAACAACAACATATCAACAATATACTTTAAATATTGGTGCTTTAGGTCTTACAAATGTTTTTATAAGACTTTTAGATGGTAGAGCATCAGGTGCACACGAAAGATATGTTGATGATTTAGGTATTACATCAACTGTAACAAATCAAAATACACTAATACCATTTTTAGGGAATTGTAGTCAGACTTTAACCTCTACACTTACATATACAATAACTGATGCCGGTGGACCTACTGACACATACAATAATAATTTAGATCAAACAGTAACTTTAACACCATCTGACAATACAAAAAAATTACAATTAGATTTTTCATCATTCAACGTAGAGGCGGTTTATGATTTCTTATATGTTTATGATGGGCCAAATACAAGTTCTCCCTTACTTGCAACATTAAATGGCACATCATTACCTGCAACTATTACTGCTGAAAATGCTTCAGGACAACTTACATTAAGGTTTACTTCAGATATTAGTGGTATTAGGGTTGGTTTCCAAGCAACTGTAACATCTGTTACGGTATGTACAACACCAACAAATGGAGGAACATTAAGTACTAATAAAAGTTTAACAACAGTTAATGATGGGGTTTCTTTAACGACTACCGGAAATGGTGGGTCAATAACAAAAATCGAGTGGTCATTTGATAATTTTACAACAGTAGACGGTAGTGTTACAAACCCCGCAAATCCGTACAACATTCAATTAAACGTACAAGAAGCAAACGTATATTTTAGAACAACATCAAAAGACGGTACTTGTCCGTCTGGTGTTTCTAATATTGTAAATATAACACTTAAAAGTGCTCCACCATATTCATCAGGAATTGTTGACGGAGATCACATAACAAATGTCACTTTTAATGATATAAATAATACAACAACTAATGATGGAGATGCTTATTCGGATTACACCTCAATAATTGCAAATGTTACAAAAGGTGAACCTTATAATTTATCCGTAACTGCAGCAAACACTTTAAATCCAGGTCAAGGTTATGCTGCTTGGATTGATTGGAATGGTGACGGTGTCTTACAAACAACAGAAAATGTTTTATTAAAAGCAACGGCAAATTCTACATCACAACTTGTAACAATACCTTCAGATGCTGTAACAGGTGACGTTTTAATGAGAGTATTATCTGTATGGAATAGTACACCTGATATTGATGCGTATTATTCGTTAGGTTATGGTTATGGAGAAATAGAAGAATATACAATAAGAATATCTAACCCTATTTCATTACCTGTAGAACTAACACAATTTGAATCATTTGGATACCCTCAGTGGAATGTTGTTAAATGGACAACTGCAAGTGAAAATAACTCAAGTCATTTTGATTTAGAATCAAGTACAGATGGTGAGAATTGGAGAAAAATCACAACAAAATATGCGGCAGGAAATTCAACAGAAGAAATTAAATACTCTTATATTGATTATAACTTAAATCCTGTGACATATTATAGATTACAACAATTTGATATAGATGGTGTGTTTAAAACTTACGGACCAATATTAGTAACAAAAACAATTACTGAAAAGAAAATTGTAAAATATATAAATTTAATGGGTCAAGAAGTGAATCCTGATTACACAAAGGGACTTGTTATTGAAATTTATGACGACGGAAGTATTAGAAAAATGATTAGGTAAATGAATAGATGGGATATGTTTGAAAGGTTGTTTGCGTCCTTTTTGGCGGTCTTACAACCTTTCATCATTTATTTCCTATATGGCGACGACCACGCAATATCACAGTCTTGGAACACACCGCTACAACCACTTTTTATAATCACAAACGCTCTTGTTAGTTTTTTCTTTTTTAAAATGCCAAAATGGAGAGTACCGGCAATACTTCTTTTACTTTTAACTTCATTTTCAGTGACTGACCATTTTGTTTTACATAATATTTTTGCGGTATTATTTTTTATTTTTTCTGCGGTATCGTTATGGAGTATTAAAAAATTCAGGTACTATTTTTTTATATTTTTACTATCCGCACTTTTTTTATTTGATGGATTATTTTGGGCAGAAACTTGGGGGATACTAATTTTAGTATTTTATCACACACATTTAACAGTATACAGATATTTATTAGATAGTAGAAAGAATATATGAACATTAATAATATTGTAAAAAAAATAATAAAAGAGGCCGATTCTAGTCGATATGCAGGATCTTATAACGGACCTTTAACTATGGGAGAAATTGATTGGGGCGACTCGTTTTTAGGTCCATTCAAACACAAAGTATCTAAGTTTTATAATGCAGAATTAGAGTACGATAGTTATGACGGATCCTTAGATTCACATAAGAAAGACAGAAAAAAATTAGAAGCAAAATCAAAAAGAATTTCATTATATAATAAAAAACATCCTCAACCAAATGATGAAGATGGTGGTATAATAAATCAAACACCAGGTAAAGGTAAAAAAGTTGTTCCTGTTAATGAGTGGATTGAATTAAATGCAATACCAATTAATGAAGATTTGGCGGTTTGGTTTGGAAAAAAGAAAAAACCTAAAGGATCGTCACAACCAAAAGGACCTTGGGTGGATATTTGTAGAAAAGTTGATGGTAAACACCCACCTTGTGGTAGAAGCGACACTAGTAAAGGTGCTTATCCTAAATGTAGAGCCGCTGGTGTTGCTGGCAAAATGTCTGATTCACAAAAAAGATCTGCGTGCCAACAAAAAAGAAGTGCGGAAAAAAATGACCCACAATCAGGAAAAGGACAAAAACCTGTCATGACTTCATATAAAACAAAAAATACTCAAAAAGAGTCTTTAAATATTATAGTTAGAAATATTTTATCAGGTCTTTAACAGTATGGTGGTGAGCACCTTTTTTTACCATCCAGTCCTTTAATTTTTCCTTTACAAACTTGTACACCATGACCATTACTATAAGCACTTGGAAATACGTCATATTTAGCTTTAGCCGATGCTAAACCTCTAGCACAAAGTTTTGTTCCCGTTTTTTTACGACCCTCTTCAACCATATCTTTATCATCAATATTCATTGACATTTGCATACCATGTTTTTTGGTTTCATTCATTAAAAAATCAAAAACTTGATCCATATTGTTCTTTGCTTCAGAAATGTGATCTTGTGCCCAATCATGACCATTATCTAATATTTCTTCTAACATTGATTCATCTAATTCTAACAACATATCACATTGTCTTCTCATTTGTTCTAAATTTGAAAAAAACATGTATCTACTTGAATGTTTCTTTTCTTCTTCTTTTAATACTTTACGTATAATATGATTGATATTCATAATTTATGAGTTTAATCCGTTTGGTCCCCCAAGAGTAACCATATTTAATTGTACTACTGTACCTCCAGTTAAATCTGAATACGTTGGGTGTGGTGTTGAAACCTCAACAACGGTTGTTCCTCCAGACCCGTCACAAATTTGTTCACAAAAAGTAACTTCTGTGTTCGCGCTTACTTGTCCCATTTTTTATTTAAATTATAATTTATTTACAATCTGAAATTGTAATTCTCTTTTATAAGTATCTATGTTTCTATCTGAAACTACTTTAATATCTATAAAATATTCATTAGGTATTTTATCTCTTGTATCGAAAACAAAATAATAACCATCTGTAGTTCTATTAATTTCTGTCCAATCTTGAACTTGTACTTCTGTATTTGCACCCTCTCTAACATATATTCTATAGTAGGCCTTTACTCCTTTTAATACCGTTGCAGTAGAATACGCCTGTTTTATTGTCACATTAACTTTCCTAACGTCCGTATTAAATACCTTTTCATTTTGTTTAATCCCATCAAAAGAAAACCCAAATAATTTAGGACTTTCTGTTTTAGTACCAATATTATATTTGTTAGTTTTAGATAAAACCGCAAACTCATTTTCTATATTATCTAAAGAACTACCACCAATTACTAAATTTTTCCAAACATCAGTAAATAAACAAGGAGTACTATCAGAAGTTAATCCATTTATATCTACTTTATAAACCCCTTTTGTTACCAAACATGTGGTTAGAGATGTAAAACCAACGACAGGATCACCGTCCAAATTTAAAATATCAACAGTTGGGTTTGAATCTAAATTTATTGGGGTTCCGTTTTCATAAACATATAAATAAAGTTTATTATTGAACGAATCATAAAAATTATTTCTATCATCTAAGATTAAATCATCGTATGTTGTCTCTAAATAAGGTTCATAGAAAGTTTGAGTATAAGGAGAGAAAAACCCAACAAAATAGTTTTCTGTCATACCGGAAATATTTTCAATCTGAGGTAGATATGCGATACCATAACCAGTAACTCCCGTCGTTCCTCCACTCAATCTTGAGTTTATTTCATTTGTCATATCAAATTCAATATCCTCATTACCTAACTCAAAATGTTGGGTATCTATGATTGTTAATGCTGAATAGTTTACTGAAGTACCCGAAGAAGAATTTGTATTATCGTATATTCCATTAGTTGACCAACCACTCAAAGTCGTTCTTTGAAACCAATTTGACGATCTATCAGAAAAAGATTTATCATTTAAATTAGTGATTCCAAAATCATAATAATCATATCCTACACCCATATCCCACTGTTGGTTTTGGGGTATTCTAAATAATATTAAATCAAAAGAAGTTGCCCTTCTTCTACCTTGAGATGTCTTATCGTTAAGTAACTCTTTATCAAAGAATGATGTGTTAGTCATTTTTAATTTGTGGGTAATATTAGAAAATCCAGTACACCCTGTTGATATAATTCCTTCAGATATTTTTGTCTGTAAATTTGTTAAATCTATATTAAAAATATACCTACTATAACCTATTGGTACCGATAGGTTATCTACCCTACCAAAAAATAATTCAACAATAGGATTTCTCGCAGTATTAGTGTAAGAATTATATATAATTGTATTAGACTTATCAAAATAAGATTTATGAATAGACATATAACGTTTTATATATAAATACTCAATTAATTCGAATATTACTATTTAAAACATTTTGATAAGCTTCTTGCATTTTTGTTAATATTTCTGCAGTTGATATTCCTGATGCTGCTGAAACTGGTGTTGGTGGTAACATTGGGAAAGGGTGATCATGAGTTACTAAAAAATTAACAATTAACTGAAGTAAATCTAATAACGGTTCGCCTCTAACCATAGATTTGGTATTAGGTTGTAAGGTGTCATATATATCATCGGCCTCAATACCATAGATTCCTTTGGTTGATAACACCTCTTTAATTTCAGGGGTAGTATTATCGTGAGATAAAAAGTACATTTGTTGAGCCCCCATTAAATTGATTGTTGTACCTATTTGTTCTTCTGTAACTGGTTTGTAAGTTTCTTCAACCTTAATGAATGGTTCTCTTGGATTATTATTTATATCACTAACCAAACCATATCCTTGGGAAATATCTGCAGGACTAACTTGGACTGCGTCCATAATTTTAGTTGTATTTTGAATAACATTTATATCTATATTATCACTAGAAATTAAATCGGTTATTGAGTTTCTTAAAGTTGCATCAGGTCTATAAAAAAAAGGAAAATTATCACCTTGTTCAATAGTTGGTATAAGTGTTTGTGGTTGATTCTTAAAATCAATTAAAACTTTATTAATTTCATTTATAAATAAATCAAAAGATAGCGCAGTAAGTGTTTTTGTATAAATGATTGATGGAGTGACATTAGTAAAAACTGTGTTGTAATCTAAAAAATCAGTTTTAGTTTGAGCGTCTTCTGGAAGTTTATATATTAAAATCATACCCGTATAAACATCAACCGTGGTGTTCAAAGTCGAACATTGGTATTCTATTAAATATTTTACACCCTCAACGTTTGGTAATAGTCTAGTTATTGTTTTATCATCTCCATAAATTTTTACTTTATCAAAGTATGACATTTGAAAAAATGCCCTGTTTTCGTTTGGTGATGGTATTTCTCCTCTTTGGAATGTAAAGTGTTTTCCTGCCCTTAATAAGAGTTCACTTTCTTTTATAATAATATCAGAACTATCTCTACCATTTATTGAAATATCTACAGGCTCAACAAAAACACCCTTTTTTTCTTTGTCAGCATATTGACCGTTACTATCTTTTATAAAAGGGATACTTACTGTAGAGTTTCCATAACCACTATCCAAATGAGTGTTTGATGATCTAAAATCTTCATTTTTTATTGTTGTTGGTGAAGAATAAGGGGCTATCATGTAAAATTTATTTCTACCTGATCTTCTTTTTCTATCGAAATAAAATAACAAAACATTTTCACCAGGTTTTGGTACCTGATTTATAAAGTAAGGTAAAAGAGGTAAAAATATGAAGGGATCTTTTTGTGACCATGGACCATTTTTAAATGGGGTTTTTGAGTTTTCATCAAAACCTTTTATTGATTTTTTAACTTGGTCTTCGTCTTCATTTGTTGGTGCGACCCTAATACGGCCCAACATTAAAGGGTCTTTAGTATCTAAACAGACACCAAAATATATATTTTGTGTCATATCAGATGAAAAATCACTGGGCATTAAACTAGTTGCCATTGTTTGTTCTTCTATTAAATTCTTCTAATATTTTATTGTAACTTGACTCAGTAACGTCTAAATGACGAGTGAGTTTAAGTATCAAATCTTTAGTTTTATAAAAATCTTCATCTAAAAACTTTAATGTTTCTAAAAGTTCTTTATTAGAAACCGTTCTATAGTTGTTTAGTATTTCAAATATTTTTTCTTTTTCCATATTAATACGCCTTGCCAACACCCTTTGAGGGTAAAGTAATCCCTGCCGGTGTCATTGTCAATGGTGGAATAAACATCTCTGCTTTACCATTTTTATTATTTTCGGTATTTTGTCCCTGTATTAAACCTTTTAATGCGATATTCATAAGATTTGGGCTGCCGTCAGCATTTGCCCCCGTCGGTAATCCTGCCTTTTGTAAATTTTTTATGGTATTAGCAAAGGCTCTAGTATCTGAAACACCACCTAATTGGGCCGCTCCCGCCAATACAAATTGTGGTAACCCTATATTAAGTTTAGCGACACTTAAATTTAGTAGTTTTAATATTTCATCTATCACGTTTTTACAATTTGCAAAATCAGTAAATAATTGGTTTAATTGTAACAAAGAATAAACAATACTAGAATACATTTCATAATATTTTTTTTGTTGTTCTGTTGCGATATCTAATAAAATGTCTTGAACTAAAAGTTTTATATTTTTTTTAATTTCTTTGAATAATTCTTCTATAAAGATTGTTACTATTTTTTTTGCGATACCAAACACTACTTTTTTAAATTTTTTTAAAAAATCTAATAACCCGTCATAATATTCATTAAAAGTATTTGATGCAACAGTTTTTATTGCTTTAAACATAGTCATAAACCCTAACATAAATTTAGGACTCAAAATAGTTTTTAAAAGGTTTGTTGGTAAATCAATGATCATTTCTCTAAAAATAAAATCAAGTATGTTCAAGTTTAACACGTCTATACTACCAGACCAATTTGGATCTTTACTTAATCCTGCTAACCCATTTAGTAAATTGTCAATTTTCTTTTCACTTTTGTTTTCACTTATTATTTGTTTTTGTAGTTTTGTTACTGCTAAAACATTAATAGGTAATAAAACAGAATCACAACCATCAAAAGTTACTAACCCATTTTGAATGTTGTTAACCCTATCCTCAATCTGTCTAAGTTCTATACCCGAAACCGTAAAAAAATCATCACTTAAAGAATCATCTTCAGCGATTTTTGCATTTCCCGAAACCTCAATTTTTGGGTTGTCTGTACATATACCCATTAAACGTTTAATAATACTAAAAAACTTTTCAATTACTGTTAGTTCTTCTTCTGGTATTTGTAATTCAAAATTTGTAGTATTAAATAATTTAGATAAAATATTATTAATTAAATTGTCCAAATTAAATAGATCTATACTTCTATAATAATCTTCTAAAAAATTGGTAACTGTATCTTGATTATTTGCTTGGGGTTTAAGGGTTATTTTAAAATATTGTTCATTATTAATTTGTTCATATTGTATATCAAATATTTCATTTCCTGAAGCTCCTTTATAATATTCTCCATACTCTTGAAAAAATGAATTTGGGGATAAGGTTCTTGTATAAAGTTGTCTATTCATAGAATAAGGTGTTCCCGACAAAAAAAGTGATCCGTTTGTTGTTGCAGAATCCTCATAACTATATTTTGTCAATTCATCATCAGGTGAGTTTTTTAATATATTGAAAAAGTCTATATTTTTTATTTTTACATATATTGGCGTGTTTGTTAACGCAAAATTACCATATGATTGGTCTTGAGAACAACCAATAGCGTATAAAATTTCTTGTATAATTATTTTAAGAATCCTTTCTTTTGTGTTTACACATGTTGTTAAAAAAATCCTACTCATCCTATCAAGACTACTTCTATTTTTTCTTTTTTGTTTTTTAGATTTTTTTTGTTTTCTCTTTTCTTTTACGTTTTCATTAGAGTCTTCACTATCGTCAGTTTCTTCTGCGTCATCAGTTTGTGTAAAAATTAATAGCAACTTTTCTATTGGAGATTCTTCTGAAGATCTTAAATCTTTAATTTTTTCACCCAAACTTTTTTTGTCCTCATCAGAAGTAATTTGTTTTTTTTCGGCTTTTGTATTTGAAGTTGGATCTTTGATTTTATCCTTCTTTAATTTCTTATCTGCTTTACTGGATTCTTTTACGGTTTTTATTGCTGAAATTTCTTCAGACGCATCACTATAACTTTTTTTTAAATCAAGTCCCATTTTTTAAATATTGAATGTACCGTTACTTGGTTTATTTATGTCTTTTTGTATTAAATTTTGTAATAACTCATCATCAACATCAGTTAAACTAAAGTCTTCATCACTTGATTTATTTGATTTTTCCCAAATTGTTGATTGTAATTTTGATAGTGTTAGTTTTTTTTCTATGGTGTCGTTAATAATTTTTTGCTGTTCCTTTATAACAGGACCTATTAATGTCATGTCTTCAGGATCTTTAAGCATAGATAACATTTTATTTTGTATTCTAATTGCGGTAGACCTCTGTTCGACTAGTTCATTATATATTTCTTGCATTAATCCTAAGACCGAATCTTTGTTTAGTGCAATCTCTTTTTTTCTTTGTCTATTCATAATATATAAATATTAATTATAGAATTTTTCAATCCTTTTTTATCTTTTCTAAAGTAGTCAGATAAAGAGTCTTATATTTTTTAAGATATAATCTAATCTCTTTTGTGGATAAATTAGTCATTTCACGTAAAGATAAAAGTATTATATTTTTATTAAACTTATTATTGTCGTTACCTATAAAAATGTTTCCGTAGTTGTTAAACAACTCTATTAATGATTGACCTAATTTCATTTCCGAGTCGTTTAATTTCATATCCTGAATATATGTTTTCAAGTCTTGTAAAAATACATCAATTATTTTTTCTGCGTCAATCTCTTCGTTTTCTATATAATATATTAAATCAGGTCTATTTTCCAAACTTGTAGAAATGTCTTCATAAGAAATTTTTCTATTCATTTCCCTTTGATCTTTTTGTATTTGACCCATTAAATAATTTTTACATATGGTACCAAAATAAGAATAAGCCTTCTTATTCTTATCTGGCTTAAACTTATCTACTTTTGTCATAAGAAAAGAATGGGTATCTGTGTGAAGATCTTTATAATCCATATCTTTTCTGTATAATTTATATCTTCTAATAATAGAATCTATCATCTTATCAAGAGGATCTCTTAAAAAATTGTTATATATAAACTCTTTTTCTCTTTGGTCTTCACTATTAATATAGTTAATAACTGCCTCTTCTTCGCGAATATCAAAATAATTATTTTTATTCGCCTTTTTCTTTTTTAATTCTTTGTTTTCATCATTAACTAACATTAAACATTTTCTTCAACATACTTTATATTTCTATCTGTAGTAAAGAAATGTTCTTTTTTTGCGGTTTCTAACCAAAAACTAACCTCATTGTCGGAGATTTTTTCCTCACCATATTTGTAGCTCCAAAATAATGAACCTTCTCTCATATTTGTATGTTTGTAACCAATTCTAGGAATTGTTAATATCTTATTAGAATTATATGTCATTCTTAATAAAAGTTCATAAACAAAAGTTAATTTTATTGATGGTTTAAATCCTCCATTCTCTAAGAACTTTTCTTTTTTAACAACCATTCCACTTGTTTGAAAATTTTGATAATTTAACAATAGTTCATTTGTTAAATATCCTAACTCACTATTCATACTTACGGCGAATGTTGCTTCATTTGTAAATCCAGCAAAAACACCCTTTTCATCTGTGTCAACAACCAAAGGTAAAAATACATCTACTTCAGGAAAAGATTTTTCATAATCATTTACATTCTTAAACCAGATTGACGAGTATTCATCATCAAACTCTAAAATAGAAACCCATTTACTATTTGATTCGTTTACCCCCAAATTAACTTGTGTTCCAAAATCAAAAGATCCTTTATTTTCTACTAACCTTACAGGTAACTCTTCAAAATCAAAATTTGATAAATGGCTGATTAATGATTCATCTGTTGAATGGACAATAATTAATTCATTTATTGGTAATGACTGATTTTTTAAAGATTTTATTGATCTTTCTAACAATTCATCAAACCCTCTAACTTTTGAGCTTGATAGTGGTAATATTACCGATACATCGAATTTTTCCATATTAATTAATTTTCTACGTTTAATTTTATTTTTTCTAATTGTTCTTCAAATATTCCTAATCTGGTCTCAAAATATTTTTCAAATAGTTTAACAACCTCTCCTTCAAATTTTTCAATATCTTTAAATTTATCTGAAGTATTTTTAATTTCTTCGTAAAGATTATCCGCAATATTATCTTCTAACCAATTTTGCGTAAAGTTTGCAATATAATCAACAATATCGTTTGTATTATTTGTCCAAATACCGTTATTTTCAGTCATCCACTCGTGAGGTAAATAAGGAACTTTACCAATTACAGGAGTACCTGAAGACATAGATTCTAAAGGGAAAGTACCAAAAGAAGATATATCATCAACCCAAACAGAAAGATAACTTTCTTTTAAGAATTTAGAAAAATCATTTTGACTAATTCCTCTCATATCTCTAAACGTTAACCATCTAAACTGAGGATATTTTAAATAAAATGTTTTTATAATTTTTGCAGTATCTCTTTGTTCTCTGGAGTGTATTGAAATAATAGGGTTAGCGGGTCTTTCTTTTTTATTAAAAATAGATGAAATTGTTGGCTCAATAATATCCACACTAACATTTCTAAAAATATCTGTTATGTATTTTTTTTGATTTTCACTAGTAGTAATACATTTTATAAAACCAAAATTAGCCCAAGAAGTTCCAGGTGCTAACGTTTCTAACATATAATCATACGACTGACATAAAACTATTTTACCACAAGTAAAGTTTTTTAATTGCTCCATTACATGACCATAAATTTCAGGAATAATAATAAAATCTTCAGGTGATATTTGCAAATTTTGACCATCAATTGTTTGATGAGGTAATTCCATATACTCCTCACTCAACCAAGAAGAAACTCCTTTATAATCTTGACTTTCATGAATAATAATACTGTTATAACCTTTCTTAGAAAGAATCAAAGCCAAGTCATAAATGTATTTAACAGAAGCTTTTGGGTTGCCTTTAGTGTCCTGCACTAAAAAATAAATTCTTGACAACTTGTTTTTTAAACTGTTGACAGATTTTTCTAATTTTTCAATTTTTTCTAATTCCATTTTTTAAAACTTTTTAAGTATTTTATTTATTAATAAAGTGTTGAAGGCGATTTTAAATGGGATTGTTAAGTTTTTTGCCCCATGTATACCTAAATCTTCATCTAACTCTTCACGTTCTGTAAGTAAAACCTCTATCAAACTTTTAAAGGTTTCAAATCTTGTTACACTTATTTGTTGTTCTGGAGATTCTGTATCGCCCGTGGTTAAAGGTAAAACAGATTTTTCGTAACTTACTTGCTTTTCTAGTTCATTAATGTCCAAGAAATAGTTTTCTCCTAAAAATTCTAACATATATTTAATTTTTTTAATGTTTCGTCAAATTCTTTCAATGTGTTTATTTCATATTCACAACTGACATTTTTATTATAATTCGTATTAAATTTAACTACGATTTTATCTTTTGGTTTTTCTAATATTAGTTGAGGGTTGGACGTAAGTAAAATGTCTACTTCATTCCACATTGAATTAATTGTAACATTTGAATAAAATTTTATTTTTTCTAACAAACACCCAAACTTTGAAAGAAAAAATAAAGATGCTGGTTTTGATTTGCCCATTTCATCTGACACAATAAGTAATTCATTATTATCTCTATAATTTAAATATATTTCATTAAGATCGTTAAAAGTAAATGTTTCAGTGGATCCTGCGTGACCAAATATTTGCATTGCAAAATCTTCATACATAAAAGAATATAACTCATCTTCACCATTAAATTTAAAGTGTTCCATTAAATTAAGGGAAGTTACGTCACTTAAAATTTTATATTCAAATTCTTCAGGAGAAATTACTTCTTCGGTATTTCCGGACATATCTAACTCAAAAGTTTTACTATCATCGTTTTTTTCTTCAATCATATGTTTTTCATATAGCTGAGTAAATTTGCCAATAGTATCCCTTAACACACCATTAATTTCAATCCCTATTCTCTTCATATTTTTTTAATAACTTACTTATAAGAGGGTTTCTTACCACATCTCCATCACCAAACTCAAACACACCAATATCGTGAACATCATTAAACTTTTTAATTGCGTCATAAAGACCTGATTGTTTTTTGTCCCTATAACGGTCAGTTTGTTCAATATCTCCTGATATAAAGAATTTACTATTGAATCCTATTCTTGTCAATAGTAATTTCATTTGATTTGGGCTTGAGTTTTGAGCTTCTTCAAATATTAAAATTGTATTATCTATATTCATACCTCTCATGTATGCTAAAGCAAATACTTCAATAATTTCGGCATCTTTTAATTTTTCTCTTGCCTCCTTACCTATAATTTTATTTAATAGATAATAAGATGGAAAAATGTAAGGGTCTAATTTTTCTTCTAAGTTACCAGGTAATGAACCAAGTTTTTCTTCAGCTTCTACTGCCGGCCTAACAATAACCAATTTTTCATATGCATTTGATGGGTCCATTAATAAATCAACCGCCGCTTTCATTGCGATGTAGGATTTACCAACACCTGCTGGTCCCGAACAAATTGTGATTTGATTGTTTCTTAGGAGGTTATAATAATGTTCTTGACTTTCAGTTAAAAACTTATTTTTTTGTTTTTTCTTTACTATTGAATTTATAAAGTCTTTTTTTGAAAAAGGTTTGGATTCTTGTTCTTCGGTTTGTGGTTGTTTTTTTCTTGTCATAGTTTTTATTTATAAAGTTTGATTGAAAAATCCTTTAACTCGTTAAGTTGATCTTTTAATGTAGGTATATCAAATTTGTTTATATCATCATATATTGTAGACAAACTTCTATCACAAGTTTTTTCAGTTTGTTTTTCAACCACAGTAACGTTAAGTTCAAATGATTTACTTATTAATTCAACTAATTCCTTTTTATTTAACGTATTTGAATGTAAATGTTTTGTACCATTCCAAAATAAATTTTCATCAATCATTTTTTTACAAATTTTTGCAAATTCTAGACAAGTTACACCATTCCAAAAATGATTAGTAAACCCATTAACTGTTTTATTTTTTTCAGACTTAACCCATTCTATAAGCGATCTGCCTTGATTTACTTCTTCACCTATAATCGATGTTCTTATAACTGTACAATTTTTTGGTTCTCCAAGTGCTTTAGACATTCCATATACATCATAAACGTCATAATTATCATTTTCAGAATAACTACCTTTGTTACCTGAATATACACAGTCAGTTGTTGGATGGATCATTTTTACTTTGTAATAGTCACATACATTCGCTAAAATTCTTGGGAATACTGAGTTTACTAACACCGCATTTAAATCACCTAATTGGTCTACTCTTGGTTTTATTGTGCCGGCACAGTTAATTACTACGTCGCCCTCATTAATTTTTAAATGTAGAAACCTTGCCTTTAATTCAGACTCTTTAATTAAAGACGCATCTATATCTTTTCTATTAATTTCAACCACTTCATAATAATCATTCAAATACGTAGACACGTATTTCCCTAACATTCCAGTACTTCCAATAACAAAAATTTTCATATTTTATATTTTATATTTTATCTATATTCTTCATTCCATATATCCCACTTGTCGTGTTCTTGTCTAATATCGTCACCTAAACTTTCATCTAATGTTGATGTTGAAAAAAATATTATTTTTGTATTTTCTTCTAATGATTTAAACCCATTATAATTACCTGGTGGTATCCATAGTATTTTTGGTGTTTTACTACTTAATACAAACTTTTTTATTTCTTCAGTTTCCATATCTACTACACCAATCAATGCCGAACCACTTGTCACATATACGTATTTACCTTCATTTTTGTGTCCGTGCCATGCCCTTATGAACCCCCTTCTGTGATTTTCAACTTGGTAAAATCTTTTTACTCCGTTAAAGTTAAAATCATTTACAAAACTAACCGAACCTCTATCGTCTACCGATAACCCACCATTTAATATTTTTGTTTCCATTAAATAACTTCGTTTTTTTCTTTTTTATTTTTTAAATAAGCACCATTGTGGTAAACTTTATCTTCTGGGTTTTTTACCCTATTTTCTTTAAACATCTCTAACATTCTTTTTACTTCATCTTCTACAGTTACTTGTGGTTTGTATTTAAAAGTCACCAAAGATTTTGTGTTATCAACTCTATAATTTCTCGCATCTTGAAAAGAAATTTCTGTATAGTTTATTTTAGTCCCTGGTATTAGTTTTGCAACTTTTTCACCTAACTCTCTAATTATAACATTTTCTTTTGCTAAAACAAATACACCACTATATTTTTCTTTACATGCTTCTGTAACATATTCTGCAATATCTTTTACTGCGATGATTGGTCTCCATTGTTCTCCACCATTTATTGTTATCTCATTTTCTTTTACTGCTTTCATTGTCAGCACGTTAACAACTAAATCCATTCTTAACCTTGAGTATGTATCCCCTAAACCAAAAACAGTACCTAACCTAAATACGGTTCCGCCCTTATCTAAAATATATTTTTCGGCAGCTAGTTTTGTTGAAGCGTAAGAAGACAGTGGGTTAGTGGGGCTCTCTTCATTTAAAAGACCTTCTTGTGCGCCATAAACAGAACAGGTTGACATGAACACTAAATGTTTATTTGGTAAAACTACGTCACAAAAATTTTTTATGGATTTAAAATTGATTTCTTCGGTTAAGGTAGGGTCAACACTACATGCAGGATCACCAACCAAAGCTGCCATCAAAACTATTACGTCAAAATCTTTTGAGACCTCATAAATTTTTTCAGTATCTCTGATATCTCCATGTATAAAACTAATATCTTTTAAAAATCTATTCTCATACAATAAATTATCAAAAACAGTAACATCGAAACCGTCTCTTATTAAATAATCACAGGTTAAACCGCCAATGTAACCCGATCCTCCTACTACTAATACCTTTTCTTTTTTCATTTAAAAATTATTAATTCTTTTATCGGATTTTCTTTTTACAATTGTTAAACCCGCTTGTGTTAAAGGTAGTGTCATAATATCCAAATCTGTATAGTTTTCTCTAATCCATTCATCCATTTTATATGAGTCACCACAATAATTAGGATTCAAGTACATTTCTTCCATTGGGTCAGTGTCATGTAAAATTATCATGCCGAATTTGTTTAATAACTTTATAGAATTTTCGAAATCTTTTTTTACTGATTCGAAATTGTGATCGGCATCAATAAAGACAACATCTACAATTTCATTGAAATGGGAAAAAAAACTGTCGGTGCTTTCTAAGTAAAAATCGCCCCCTTTAAAATTCCTAACATCTTTAATATCGACCCCAATTAATTTTTTTACATGTGGATAAACTAAGGACATTGTGGTACCATCGTACACACCTAATTCTAAGTATGTTTTACAATTTATTTGTTTTACTAGTTCTGCAATAAAATCCGAATGGTTGTGTTTAAACCCGGGGTAACCTAACTTATCTTCCATAATATATTTTTTTTAATTTATTTTTTAAAACAACGGTATTGTTTTTGCTTTACATTCACCAAACCACCAAATACATTCTGCGAATGTACTCAAACGATTACATACTAACATATCACACTTTGACCCAATTAACATGCTTGCTGCGGAGTACTGCATTTGAGTAATATTATCTGGTTGGGTATATGTTACTACGTTTACATTATAATTTTTAAAATAATCAATATAAGTTTGTAACACAGAATCAGAATCTGAAGTCAAAAAAATTGTTTTTGGAGGATTCTCATTTTGTAGAAAACCATCAATCGCGTTTTTATACGTTTCAAAATTATAATCTCTTACAACCCCATCACGTATACTTGTGCAATTAGGCGGGTCAAATCTATGTGTCCAAGTTCGTATTTGTACCGTTAATAACGGATATTCAAAATCTTTTGAAACTCTGCCAACCTCAGATAAAACTTCATCTTTCCATTTGATTCTATTAATTCCTGTTTGTATTCTTTTATACACTTTATCGGATATAAGATTTCTATCATAAAACCAATCTATGGAGTGTGTTGAAAATAAATGTGATAACGATTTGTTTCTAATATTTGGGTGGTCCCCTAAACTTTTTGCATCATTAATTAAGTCTGGTTGATCTGCTTCTTCTGATTTCAAAATAAGGAATCTAGCAGAAACAAAAGATTCCCCAAATTCATGATCGCCGTGGCAAATTAAAGAGTCATCTAAAATTTCAGTATAATTTGCGTCAAACCAATTATTATATTTAGGTAAAATATTAGTATTACCAACATCTGTCATACTTAATGCTGTCACAAATGATTTAAGAACATTACACAGACCAGATAAAACCTCTACTGTAAATTTCATATTAATAAATTATTTGACAAACTCATTTATTAAATTAGTCCATTTTTTACGACAACTATCTAAAGTATAATCTTTAGAATAATATTTACGTGGAGAAAATAAATTAAGATTATTAACAACATATCTTATGGTCTCAGGGAAATCCTCATCACTTGAAATTAAACCCCAACTCTTATCGTCTTTTCTATCTAAGTAACAACCCATAGGTCTTGACACCATAGGTATGTTACACGCCCCAATTTCAATTCCTGCAAAATGCCCTTCCTCATTACCTGAAGTACATATCGCACATACTGACGAATTAATTAAAAGTCTGACCGTACCCCTATCAACCTTATTAAAAATACGAACCCTATTCCTACTATTTTCTGGTATTGCCTCTATACTTGTATTATCCTTCATTACTAAACAAAAATTAAATTCAGGTAATAATTCTATTAAATTTAATACCCTATGAAACCCTTTTTTTTCATGTGAAGAGTCACCAATAAAAATTATTGAATTAGGTAAAACATCGGGATGACGTTCTTCAATCGGTTTAAAAAAATCAAAATCAGATGACTGTTCAATTATCCTTACGTTTTTTGGATTAATTCTGTCTTTATAGATATTGTATGTTTGTTTAGATGCAAATACAACACACGTTGATGTGTTTATTACTTCTGTCTGTACCGGGTCATTATATGTATCTTGAATTAAACAAAAAGTGGGTACGTCGATATTTAACTTACGAAAATAAGTTCCATTTCTAATAATATAATCAGGTCTATCTTTTATTGATTCTATTTTTTCGGCAAGTACAGAAAAATCAGTGTAACCATTACATTTATCCTGTAAGTTAGGGAACCATTCTAACAAATCGTGCCAAAATGTCTTTGTGTTTGGTATACACGTTAAAGTATCGTTAACTAACCAACCAATTTTATTATCCATTTTTATTTGAATTTATTATTTATTTTTTTGTATAATGATTCATCCAATACTCAACCATTTCATCCATTAACATTTCAAAAGTATATTCCGGTTCCCATCCTAATGTTTTTCTTATTTTTGTTGAGTCTCCCTTTAAATATTTTAGTTCTTCTGGTCTCATGTGTTTTGGGTTTTGTACAACATATTCTCTGTAATCTAATTCTAGTTTTGTAAAAACATAATCAACCATTTCACGTACCGAATGTGTTTGCATTGTAGAAACAACAAAGTCTTCGGGACTATAATTATTGATTATCATATGCATTGCTCTAACATAATCTTTAGAATGTCCCCAATCCCTATATGAGTCCATATTACCCAATTCTAATTTATCTTGTAAACCTAATTTAATTTTAACCGCAGCTTTAACTACTTTATTTGTTACAAAGTTAGATCCTCTCCTTGGTGATTCGTGATTGAATAATATTCCATTTACCGCATGTAATTTATAAGCATTCCTGTAATTTCTAACAATATTGTAACCAAATACTTTTGAGCAACCATAAGGTGAAACGGGAGTCATAGGGGTTGTTTCTCTTTGAAACCCATCATCATCTACAGAATTACCAAACATTTCAGATGAACTAGCTTGATAAAATTTAGCAGAAGGACAAGATCTCCTATATGCTTCCAAAATGTTCAAAACACCTAAAGAATTTGTTTGAACAGTGAATTGAGGTATATCAAAACTAATTCTTACATGCGATTGTGCAGCGATATTATATATCTCGTCTGGTTGTATATCGTCCAATAAACGCTCAATCCCTCCTTGGTCCAACAAATCTCCATAAAATATTTTTAATTTGTTTTTTATTGGGTCTAATCTTGTTTGTTGATGTTCGGGAGTTGAATTTCTTCTTACTATACCATAAACGTCATACCCTAAAGAAAGTAAATACTCGGCTAAGTAACTACCATCTTGACCACCAATCCCTGTTATAAATGCTTTTTTATTTTTACTCATTACTTTTAATTTCAATATGTGATTTGATTATTTTTCCTTTTTTGTCGGTTATTACAGTGTTTTTATTTTTTTTAAACTTAATATATATTTCATCAAAGTCACCTTTATCTAATAAAAAAAAAGGATACGTTACGTTAAAATCATCTACAGTTTGCCACAATTCATACATAATTTTTTTATTTTTTAAAAACTTTCATTTCTGTCAAATCGGGCCAATCAGTGTGCACCCATTTTCTAGGTTCTTTGTTTATTGCCTCATCTAACTTATCTAAACCTAGTTGTGCTATTTCTGGAGTCATGTAATAATGATACCCAATAGTGTCAATGTTTTGATCCCTCCAAGGTAAATTTGGTAGTCTACCATCATAAGACATTTTTTTTAGATTTGTGTAATCGTGTTCATTATCTAATAATATAACCCCTCCCCTACCTAAAGATAGGTGTTTTTGATATTGAAAACTAATACACATAAATGTATTAGGAACGTAGGAATCTTTCCTCCAAAGTACTGCCGCGTCTATTATTTTTTTTTCACCATAATTTAAAGTATAGTAATCTTCCCAAACTTCATCGCTCCAACTTCTTTCTAACCCCAATTTTTCTGCAAGAAAAGGTACCGATAGATAAGTTCTTTTTGGAACACTAATCTTAGTTTCTTTTGTATATCTTAAACATAATTCAATACCATGGGTACAACTATCAACCGCAACTGCGTAAGCAGACCCAAAAAACTCTGATATTTTATTTTCAAATTTTATTACATTTTCAAAACTCATAATTAATTCAAGTATTTTTTCATTGATATTCCGTCGACAATAAAATTATTCTTTTCATAAAAACTTTTTAAATTTTCTTTACACATGAGAGTAATTCTATAACATCCTTTATTTTTGCCTATTTCGACTAATTCCTTTATTAGATCTAAACCAATGTTTTTTTTTCTCATTTTTTGATCTACTACAATGTCTTCGATGTGTCCAGCAACTTCTCCCCTAATTTTATTTTCAATTACAATACTCCCATAAGCTATTATATCGTCATCGCATAAACCAACAATAGAACTTGAGGATCCGTTTTCTGTAAATTTATCCCAACAACTATCCAAGTCTCTATCTGAGTAATCTATTTCAGTTAATTGTTGTAAAAGATTAAAGATCTTATTTAAATCTTTTTTTTCTACTTTTCTGAATTTAATTTTATCCATTTATAAATTTTTTATCTAATTCCTGACCTTTATATGGTCCAGTTTTATATTCATAAACAATAGTGTCGTCCTCTAATATTTCATAGTTATGACCACCCTCAAATGTAAAACTAATATCTCCAGCATATAATATCGGTGTTGAAATTAGTGTTTCATCAGTATCGTAAAAATAACACTTAACTGATCCTCTTATCACTACCCAACTTTCTTGAGCAATAACAGAACCTTCAGAATCTTTCCATATGTGTTTATGAGGTCTGAATGTTGTCCCTTTATTCATTTTCAGAGAAGAACATTGAATGAATTGGTTTTCATCTACTAAATCAACTCTTTGTGATGTTCTATTTTCTATTTCACTTAATCTATGGATTTGGTGTAATAGTTTATTTTGGTTATTATTTATTTTTGAGTAAAAATTTTCCATACACTAGACTTTTAATTTATGAATCTTTTTCCCCTTCTTGTATATGATATACTAAGGAATCAAATATAGTTATGTGTTTCATACCGTATTCAGATTCTAATTTTTTAAAATACCAAGAATCTCCGGATTCTATAAATTCATTTAGTGTTCCGACACCATCAGAATAAATGTTACCTTCAGGATACATACCACTTTCTATGAATCTTTTTTTATTGAATACGCAAGGCATAAAAAGACCACCGCTATGAGATTCATTCAGTTTAGTTTTTTCCACTAAGGCTTCCCATAACCCGAAGTCTATATCATTAGGTGATCTACCACAGTTATAACTAACACCATGGGTACCGCTAAGCATTTTACCACTTTCCACTAATCTTGAGCATGGTATGTTAATGCCGTCATGATACTTTAAAAGATTTTCTAACCAATTTTCACTGAAAACCATGTCAGAATTAACAAAACAAATATTGTCGTATTCGCTAGTTTTACCAGCAAAATTCCAACACCTGTAAACCCTATTCAAGTAGTAATCATTTGGTTTATGGTCGTTGTAAATTGTGTATGGAATGTCTAATGTTTTTAGTTTTTCTAAAACTTCGTCTGTTGCGTCATTAGCAACAATTCTAAAATAAACATCCCAATCATCCACACTATTATTCATTTTTTTAAATTCGTTATAAATTAGATTCAAATAATCTACGGATTTAAAAATTAAAGAAATAACTTCTATTGTTTTTTTAGTCATTAAAAATTTAATTTATTTTTTTATTATAGATGTCTCTAATTTTTTCTTTTTGTGACGGGTGTAATTCGTCAGTGATATTAAACCATTTTGGTAAAAGTTCGTAATTAATTTTTTCGGCGTGTAGAGTTTGTTCACTCAATAGCCGTTCTAATGCCCATCCATTTTGTCCTCTTTCTTTATAAACATCATATTTTGTCATTATTTGATAATCAGTTGCAAACCCCCTATGAATAAGAGAATAGTCTACAGTTACTATTTTATTTAAACCATTAGGGTATTGTTTTTGATGAAGTCCCGAACTTATTGGGAAATTAATATTTCCATTATTACGCCAAAGAGGAACCACTTTACCATGCAACCAATGAAAATCATCGTCAAGTCTGAAGTGTACGTCACTTCTCCATAGGTTGTAATGCCCAAAATAATACGCGTCGATCATATTATCATTACCATTACTACAAAGTTCCCTCAACATTTTTCCATTTTCCTCCAATAACCTGTTATCTAGTAACGTATCACCATCTAACCAAAGTATCCAATTAACGTCAGGGTGGTCTTGTAAAATTTTATTTAGTAACTCATTTTTACAAGTTATTTCATCGTAAAATCTGTTTTCATTAGATTCGATAACGTGAACATTATTGAAATTTTTATAGTAGTCTTGGCTACCATCTGTAGAATTTTGATCATAAATGTAGACATAATCACAAACAGACATACATCTAAACCAATTTTCTAAATTTCCTTTTTCTAACTCATTTCTTAGTTGTGCAAAACCTATTATTTTCATAAAATTTGATTTTTTATTTCAGGTGACTTTAATTTTTTTGTTATATTATTGAATAAATCTCTATTTTTTAACTCCTTGTTATGGAATTCAAAATCCCTATTTTCATAAGTGTTATGCCACTGATGTACACCATGAACCTCATCAATTATTTTCAAATCCAAACCTAACAATTTTACTCTATGTAAAAACTCATCGTCATCATATGAACAACCATAACCATATCTCTCATCAAAACCACCAAGAATATTAATATTTTTCCTACTAATTGCTGAAATAAAATGATAATAACATGGGCGATAGATGGGGTGATTATACCAACACTCTTGACCGATTCCAGTGAACCCCACGTTATTTTTTTGACCTATTATTTCATTTATTTGGTTAAACAAATTTTCATCATATTTTAAATTTGATAATTTATTTGTTGTGGTATGATTAATTGAATATACTGAATATGACAAGTAATTTGTGTCGTTTATATTTTCTTTTGCATTTTTTAAAATGTCACCCAAGTGAAGACACTCAGGATTTTGAAGTATTATTACGTCTCCTGAGCTTTCATTAATTGCTTTATTAAAAGGTATTGAAGGGTTTGACCACCACTTATTTTCTTTATTAACTCTGATTACTTTTAGAAAAGGGTAGAGGTTAGTTAAATACTCAATTCTTTCACTATCATCTGAGGCGTCGTCAACCGCAATTATTTCCGTGTTATTTATTTCACTACTTTTACTTATAGTCTCTAAAGTATTTATGAATTGTTTTTTTCTATTGTAATAAGATGTGACTATTGAAATCTTCATAAGTTATCTTTTAATATTTTTATTACTTGTTCGGATGTTGTACCGTCACCTAACCATTCAATTCTTCTGTTATTTGAGTTAAGTAGTAACCAAGCAAAAGAAGATGACCAATTATAGTTATACTCAGTATTAACATCAAGCATAAAAGAACAATTATTATCCATTGACTCGGGTCTTTCGGTAAAATCTCTTGGGACAATTACCGGAGTATCTAATAACGCCGGTTCTTCTTGTGCGGTTCCAGAATCTGAAATTATAAATCTTGAGTGATAAACTTCACTTATATATTTTTTAAACGGTAAAAGATCTATTACTTTTATATTTCCCAAATTTATTTCATATTTTTCAATAAATTCTAATGTGCGTTTGAAGCCTAACATAAAAACCGGAATATCGTATTCTTTAGACGAGTAGTTGGCATATTTAATAATATTCTCCAATCTATTTTTATGTTTAAAATTTTCTGGTCTGTGTATGTCTAGTATTATCTTATTATTTTTTTTATTTTCTTTAGGTCTGTGTTTTTTAACAACCTCAACTATGGTATTTCCAACTACAAATACGGAATCATTATTAATATTTTCTTTTAATGCTTTTTGTTTGTAATTTTCATGATAAACAAAAAGATAATCACTACAATGATCACAAACAATTCTATTTATTTCTTCTAGCATTCTCTTGTCATATGATCTCATACCCGCCTCAATGTGTCCAATTTTATAACCTTCTTTTTTTAAAGACATTGCAGAACAAACCGAATTAGAGTCACCTAAAAAAAGTATTATATCTGGATTTAATTTTTCTTTTCTTATTGTTTCAATTAATTTAGTTGACAATTCTCCGGTTTGGTGAAAATGTTCCTTATCTTTACCACCAATATTAAGATTATAATCCGGCTCTCTAATTTCTAATTCTTCAAAAAATACGTCAGATAGTAACTTATCGAAATGTTGACCTGTGTGTATGAGAATATGATTAAAATTTTCATCTAATTTTTTAAATATTTCAGACATTCTTATAAAATCTGGTCTTATACCTGTAACGGTAATTATGGTTTTCATAAAATATATTCTTTTATTTTATTTATATTTTCGTTTGTTTTTTCTTTTAAAAATCCTATCAGTTCTAATCCTGATAATTCATCAAACCAAGGTTCTAAAGACGCCCCATAATTTTTAGAAGTTATTACATTTAAACCTAAACATTTAGCCTCAACAACTAACCTACAAAAAGTTTCTCTTGCTAATGGATAAAAAACTAAACCTTCACATTTGGCCAAGTTATCTAAAAATTCAGTTCTTACTTTTGTTTCTTTAATTATACTAAATTGTAATTTATTTTCATTACAATACTTTAAATTACCCTGAGTGTTTTTTATCCAATTAGATGTATAATATACACCATATTTGCCATTTTTATTTTGATTTTTTTCTAATAAATCGGACAATAAATTTAAATCATCGTCTGACCAAATAGAAGATTCTAAATTAATAAAATTTGCTTCAACATCATTTTTTAAATAAACATTCAAATGATCGGTTGTTTGAACAAAAACTGCTTTTGCGTTTTTATAAAGGTCATAGTTTATTCTGTCATGTTGAGGTATTATGTTATCAGGATACCTCCAAGGATGTCTTGACGGACAAATTTTGTAATCATTTTCTATTATTATGTAATTTAAGTTAGGTATTTCCCTAACTAAATTTGTATTCATTAAAGAAATGTTTGATATGATGTAAAAATTATTTTTATCTAAATTAGTTACTTTATTAGAATATTCAAATTCTAAATTAAAATTTTCAATTAAAACTTGATTGACCCATTCCGAACCTCCGTGAGGAACCTCATTTATTGTAAAATCGGATATTAAAATTTTTTTCATATTACTCGTTTATTTGATTTTAACATTTCGTCCATATATTTAAATGGTAAATTAAAATAATGTCGACCAAATCCATTTTTTAAATTAAAATCTGATAACCTTTTAGCTCTTTTTATGTATAGTTCTTTTACGTAATCTTTACTTAAAAATTTATAATGTAAAAGTTTTAATTCTTCTTTTTTTGAAAACACTGAATTATTTGACATTATATTGTGCGCACCAAACCCATATTGAACATCTATTTTTGGGTCAAAAATTATTTTTTTACACATAGGTTCATATCTTTCTGACCCTATTTTAACTTTGTCTGTAAGTAATTGTCCGTCATAAGTTGGAAAGTTTTCACTTACCATGTCATGTCCACATACTAACGGTATTGTTACTCCAGTATTTTTATATTCAGTTAATAAATCGATTAAATTTTCATGATATAAAAATTCATCACAATCACAAACAATAACCCAGTCAACATTGTTGTCCCTACTATATTTTTTATAATAATTGTTTTTTATTTCTATATGTGAGTGATCATTGAACCTTTCTCCGCTATCCCATTTTATTACCTCAACCTTAGAGTATCTTTTATAAATTTCATCGGATGAGTCTGTGGACATATTGTCGTATATAAAAATTTTTTCACATATATTACTATAATAGTCTAATGTGAAAGGTAAAATCTTTTCTTCATTCCATGCTAATATATGTGCGTGTATTTTCATACTTCAAATAAATTTTTCCATAACTTTAATATTTCTTCATTTGTTAATTTTGAAACTTCATTTTCCGTTTCTTCATTACCAAAAAAATCAGTATTTGTTAAATAACACTCGTCTTTTACTAAACAAGCAACCTCACCTTTAGATGAATGATAAACCCGACCAACAATGTCGTACATTTCTTGTTTATTTGTTGTGTGTCCATATTCTATTACCCTATTAGGTATTAAAAGTGGTTTAACATAATTGTTATAATAATTTTGATCACCTACATGACCAAACAAATAAATTTTTTCACATTTATCTTTTAATGCTCTTTGTATTGAAACGTGCGTTTGTTTTCTATCTTCAATTGTACCAATAATACCAGCAACTTTTGACAAATTAGTTTTATCTAAAGATTTAAGATTTTCTTTTATATTTGGTATTATTACAAACTTACCATGATAATCTCCATGATAATTTCTATGTTGGTCATGTAAAAAAACTACAGTATCCCAGTACTGTTTTATTTTTCCTACAGGAAACCACCATTTTTCGTGACATGAAAGTATTGATTTTTTTATATTAGGTCTTTCTTTTAAATCTAAAAAATGAAAAATAACAACATCATTTTCTCCATAAACAACATTATCAATTTTATCCGATTTACATTTATTTAAATGCCATTCGTGTGGGCCATAAAAAGTACAATCAATACCGTTTTCATTTAAAAAATTAGTAAGATTTATAAACGCGGTTGTAGATCCTCCTTTATCTGAATAACCTGAAACTATTTTAACCATTAACTGCCATTATTAAACTTTGTGTTTTTTGGTCTGACATAATTTTTTGTAAAAATTTATTAATATCTTGACCAAAAACTTCATTATTATTAAAAGAGGTTTGTGTTGTTAGTGAATTACCATCACAAAAACATTTTTGATTTTTACTTGTACATTTTATTGTAAAATCATTATAACAAATATTGGTATCATATTGTATATCAAACCAATCATTGTTAATTAAATTTTGATAAGTTGTAACAAAAACGTCAGATAAATTACCTAATTTGTTTTCTCGATATCCGTTCATTACATTATAAAACGAACCATTACCTTCTATTGACATATTAACCTGATTATTTTGATTCATAAACAAATTAAATTTATTACTGAATACACTATAGTCACTATTCATAGATGTAGTAAAAGCACAACCAAACGTATGTTTTTCTTTATGGTATAATTCACATATTGAAGAAAAAATATTATTTAATATCTCAACATTTTTATCAATAAAAAAAATTAGATCGTAACTTTCATCAATAAAACCATCTTCCCATTTCAAAATTGATAGATTTTTTGATTGCTCATCAAAAACACCATCATAAACTTTTATTTTATCTGATTCTAATTTTTTTATTTCATCTTGATTGTTTTCATTTGAAATTAAATTAATGTCAAAGTTTGGTAAATTAAAAGAATAAATTTTTTCAATAGTCCTTTTTACAAATTCAATATCTTCTCCACAAGATAACACTATTTTTAAATTATATTTTTTTAAAAATTTAAAATCTTTAATCACATAATTTAAATTCAAATTGGATTTTATAGGTAAACTTTCTTTATACTCTTCTTCAAAAACTTTTCTGTTATTTTCCCAACTTTCGTTTGTTTGACCAATTGAAAGATGTGTAATTCTTATGTTATATACCACACCAACCTTTACATTCTGTAAAAAGTTTTTAACTGAAAAATAAACGTCATAAAAATGAAATCCTTTAACCGATTCGTCAAAGGTTTCTTTTAATCTTTTTTTGTTTACCGCAATAAATAAACCATCTACAAAACAACATTCATTTATTTCGTCTCCCCAACTTTTTGAATACTTTGACTCCCATTTTTTGCCTTCGTGTTTGTGATTGACAATACCAATCATTTTTCTTTTGTCTTCCCACCACATACCGCTTTTAGGTATTTCAGTGGTGCCTGCAACACCAAGTATTCCAAAATCACTCTTTTCAAAATGTTTAATAACTCTTTTTCCCCAATCTTTTGTGTCGAATTCCAAATCATCGTGACAAAACACCACTATATCATTTTTAGATTCATTTAAAATTTCATTATAAACTTGAGAAAGTGATTTAGATCCGTTATTTATTTTTTGTATGACCTCAACATTTTTAAATCCTGAAGTTTTAATTAAATAATCAATATATTTTTGATTATCTTGTCTTGTTGAAAATCCTATTGTTATCATAGACCTGTACTACCAAATCCTTTATCGTTTCTATCCTTTTCACCAATCTCTTCTACTTTAACTAAATTTACCCACTTTCCATTTACAACAGGACAAAGAACTGCTTGTGCGATTTTTTGACCTTTTTCTATTTTAATTCTTTCATTGGTCGTATTAAATATAATGACTTTTACTTCACCTTGATAACCACTATCTACAGTACCTGGAGAATTTAAAACCATAAGACCTTGATTAAGGGCTAAACCACTTTTACTTCTAACTTGGATCTCGTGACCATCAGGTATGTCAAATCTTAATCCTGTCGGTATAAGTGCTCTATTATTTGCCTGTACCCATATTTCTTCACTCGACCTTAAATCAAAACCAGAATCAGATTCGTATGCATATTCAGGTTCTTCATTTTCTGACTCATTTTTATATTTTAATTCTAATTTTGAAACCATTGAGTCTTCAAAAAATTGATTAATCATGTCAACATCAATTGAATTTAAAAATTCATCAAATCCGCTATTTTCTGTAATATCTAAATTTAATTTTTCTAATTGTTTTAATTTCGATTCTATACTTTCTTCACTCATTTTAATTCTTTTAATTTTTTTATAAAATTTATTAATACATTAACATCTTTTTCACAATATTCTGCAATTTCTTGTAATCTGTTGTGTTGCCAATATGCTTCGTGTACCATACCCCCATTCACTTCACCATCTTTTGGTGTTGGTATGTCTAATGTTGCACATACTAAATCTAAAGAACCAATTGATGAGTATGCTCCGTATTGCCAAATTTCTTTTGTGTCAATTGCTTTAACTTCCCAGGGCTTTGTATCGTATGAAGGTAATAATTTTGATGGCATTATACCATTAATAATCATCCTTTTTGCCATCATAGGAATGTCAAAATTCTTTAAGTTATGACCACAAAGATAAAAATCTAACTTTTGACATCTGTCAAGAAGGTTTCTTACTTGTAATAATAACTCTTTTTCGTCATCACCTGAAAATGTTTGTTTTTTAATTTCACCATTTTCCATCACAAAGGCCATTGATACACAAACAATTTTTGCGAACTCAGGAACAAGTGCCGAACGTTTAGAATAAACATCGTTCATCTTTTGTAGTTCTTCTTCAAGACCATCAGTTTCGTAATTATCTTCAGGAAACCTTTTCAAAAACCAATCAAAGTATTTAACAAATTGTTCAGCAACCTTTGGGTTAGTTTCTTGACATGTCGACCAATCTTTACAGATACCGACAGTTTCAATATCCAAGAATAATATTTTTGTAATGGGTATGTTTATCATTTTACTAATGTTTTATATAATTCCGCTCTATCTTTTGTTACCTTATTTAAGTCATATGTGTCTTTAACTGTTTCATATAATCTTTGACCTAAATCATAAGCCCAATTAGGGTTATCAATTAATTTTTTCATATATTTAGACCAATCACCATTTCTCACTTCATCGACTAAAAGTGCGTTTCCATCAACAAAGTTACCATTTTGTAATGAATGTTTCAAGTCAATTGTGTACGGACCAACATTTGATGCAATAATCGCTTTCTTATAGAACCCCGCTTCAATGACTTTTAATTGTGATTTAACTCTATTGAATATATGATTTTTAATTGGTGCAAGTGAAACGTCAAACCATCTGTAATTAGACGCATAAGTGGTTACAGGTTTTGTCCATATTCTATTATAAAAAGGTAGTTCGTTTGAAACAAATTCTTCTTCTTTAAATTTCATTAAAAAATCTTTATGTTCGGGATCTACCATTCTGTAGTTATCTGTAAAAATTTCTTCATATCTTGCCCAAACAGTTTCTTCAGGTCTAATAGGTCTTTGTTTTTGTTCTCCCGTTTGTTTATTAATTTCTGTAACACTTCCTCTGGTATCAAAACCACAAAGATACATACTAAATTTATCTTTTAATGGTTTTAATTTATTTATTGTCCCATCTAATAATTTAAGATCATGTAAATGTGAAGACCCACCTAACCAACCAAACCTTAACTTTTCTGATTGTAATGTTTCTGATTGAAACTGAGGTTCGTTAGGGTTTATTGCGTTTGGTAAAACAAAAACATTTTTATTAAGTTTTGAAATTTCATTAGCAAAAATATTTGTGGTTGTTGTTACATATTTAGAAACTTTTAAATTTGCCATTATTTTTTCATGTAATTTGTTTTGAACAACTAATTGATGTACCGGATGTTCTTTTGTTGGTAACCAATAATCATCTAAATCCATAATAGTTACGATTCCTAAATTATTAAGGTTTTGAATTATTGAAGGGGCCGCATCATAGTTCTGACCAATGCTTCTATGAAAATGGACAATATCGTATTGTCTCCAATAATTTATATCGTTTATTTTTGGGTCGTAGTCTATATCTACGTGAAAATCGTCTCCGTGATTATTTTGTAACATTACGTGAGGGTCCACAGAACGAAATTTTCCAACGCCGGTACGGTCTGAAGGAAGTACTAATACTTTAATTTTACTCATATAAAAATTTATTTAAGTAAAATATAAAGATTATAAAACAAAAAATCCACCCTTGTGAGGTGGATTTAACAGATGATACGAAACTTATTTTTCTAAATTTTTTATCTTTGTTACTTTACCTACAAAAAGAGTGTTACCAACTTTAAATTGTATTGTTTCATTTGTGTTAATGGTTGACTCAACTAACATACCCGCATCTTTTAATTCTTCTCTAACCACATCTCTAACTGTGTCTCTCACAACATCTCTAATCATATTTCTCATCTCAGATAAATTAGTGTTTGACGTTTGTTCGTTAATTTTATTTGTTTCTTGTTTTTTTGGAATTTGTTTTTGTTCAGTAAACCCCTCTTTTTTCATTAATCTTTGTGCGCCTTCAATGACTTCGTTTGATAAAGTCGCTCCTGCGGTGCTGTTTGGTTGAACAATTGGTTGTTCAATCATTAGTCTTTTTATTTCATCGGGTAATTTTGAGTTCATAATTCTATCTTGTTCTAAAGGTCTTGTTGGGTCGTGATAAGTTGTCTGTGCGTTTTCGGCCAATAATTCTTCTGGTAAGTTATATGTGCCATTTACCGGTTCAAAATTTTGAACAGATGGGTTTACGTTTATTACATCACCTCTTTTAATTTGTTCGGTTTTTTCCATTATTTTTCTTGATACTGCAAGTCTTTGCATTAAATCCATTTCATTTGCCATAATTAAGTTATATTTTCTTCATTGTCGAATTTTGCGTTTATAAAGACCCTTTCCATACTTTTATCACCATTAGGGTTATACTTAGGTCTCATAGTATAAAAATTATCCATAGTTGGTCTATATGTAAAGATTTTATCTAATCTAAAAAGTCTCCATCCGGGTAAAATGTTACCTTCATTTTGTGCACTCCAAGAAGAACCCTCAACTTCCCACGCTCTTAAAACAAAATTACCCCTTTTACTTACACCTAAACATACCGGTTCTATTGTTCGATACCCTTTACCACCATTGTCTTCACCATCATAATATATAATCATGACTTTTTTATTGCGTATGGAATTTCTAACATCGTCTATTGATGCCGCTTCGTTGATGACGTGTTTTAAAGTTTTAATTAGTTTCATCTAACTTGATAATATGGGTTGTTAGGTGAAAATTTGTTTATTTTTATATCATCAATTCTTTCAGCCCTATCTACACTTGATCCGGCCCTTTGGTTATAAATATCTAAATCACCTCCCGTACCTTTACCATTTACGTCACCATCAGCAATTGCGTCAGGATGTACTGCCGAATATTGATCGGTTGGTTTAAAATCATTTCTTGGGAATAGTCTTTTTCTTTGTTCTTCCGCTATTCTTGACATTTCATTTTCGGGTTGTGAAAGATCAATTTTATCACTTTGTACTGCCATTTTAAATTACTTTTATTAAACTGTTTATTCTTATTATTTCATTCTCCAATTTTAAATCATCTGCGGTTGTTGTGTGCTTATCATTTAAATTAAAACTATTTTTCTCATGTGAAGATAAATACTGATTTTGCATCCCACCATCTGATTTTATTTTTTTTGAATTGTTAACACTACCTCTCATTTGTTGTAGTGCGTGATTTACCCAATTTTGCATTCTATCACCACCATTCAAAATAAAAGGGGCGTCTTCTTTTTTTCCACTATACGCATCAAACCAATTTTTAACCCTTTTTAAATCTTGATATGTTATTTGTTTAGACTGTCTAAGGTTTTGGTTTCTTTTAAATCCTTCAGTATTATTATCACCTTGAACTGAATTAAAACAATCATCAAGATGTTTCAATAAAGTTTTAGGTAATATTATAATATTTCCGTATAATTTTTTATTCATCTTTTAACAATCTTATAAGTTCCATTTTTGAAACACCTAATTTGTCTGCCATATTTTTTAATGCATTTATGTTTCTTAATAAAATTGGATTAGTTTTTTTATCCTTAGTTGATATTTCATTATTTGATGAATTTTTTTTAAATAAAGTGTCTTCCGTTATTTCATCATCAAGCTCTTTCAATATCAACCTGTCTATAAAATTTTTTTTCTTTTTTATATTTTTTGGTACCCTTTTGTGTAGATTAGGTTTTTTTCCTTGTTGTACCGCCCTATCAACCGCATCTTCTTTGTCTAAACCTAATTTTTTTTCATAATGTTTAACCGTATCTTTAAAATCCATAAACATAGTATCTTCAAAACCAAACGCTCCTTCCATATCTTCTTCTGCAAGTTTACCCTCACCATAGTAACCATACCAACCTCTAAGTAATGGGTCTCTTGGGTTTCTACTCATAGGAACTATCTTATCGGTAAATACGGAACCATCAATTGATGACTGTGGGTCTAATATTGGAATGTCGGATGTTAACCACGTACCGTCATCACCAACTAATTCAGTAACTTCAGTTTCTTTTCCTTCCACTTCTTTTTTTGTTTTTTGGTTAAAGGTTTTCATATCTTTACAAGGCATGTATTTTCTATCACCATCTTCATTATGATAATGGGATCCGGTACACCCTAAAGATTTTGCAACCCTTTCAGCTCTTTCCTTTGTTGAATATTTATATGTTTTCATCTAAGCTTTTACCTATAAATACCGCGATTAAACTATTTATCATAAAAAAGAATGCCAAGTCAAAATATTAATTCTTATTATTACCCAAAATACACGACAAAATTAAATTATGGTCAGTATTTTGACTTAACTTTAGCGTCAGATGAAACAAGTTATGATGAGGAAGTTGTATTTTCAACAGATGTGATTGGTTTAAATGACGGAAACAGACTTCCAATATCAATACAATTAGATAATTCAGGTAATACTTTACAATCAAATATCACATTTGGAAATTACATACCATCTAATACTTTAGTTTCTTCTAACTATTATAACCCAAAAAATTTAGATTTTAGTTGTTATACGGCATACACAGGAATTTGTGACGTAGGTTTAGTTGGTACAGATAATGGATTATTTACGGGGTTAACGGGACAAACATTATATTATATTAAAGGTATTGATGATAATTACAAATTTGATCCACATTATAGAGATAGTAGATTCAAAATGCACCCTGTAAGAAGTTTAGTAAATTCACCAAACGTTAGATTTTCAGGTAGACCTAAAGAAACTATTTACAATATCGTATCAAAAAGTGCCGACACAGTAGGATATTATCAAGAACTTTATGGCGGATTTTATCAAGGATTTTATAAACTGAACGGATATGACTACGAAGTTTTTCCTGAAAGGGTAAATAAAGGATGGACTGCAGAAATGGTTTTAAAACCAAGAATTACAGATGAATATTTTATTAATAGTACAACTCAAGAATATCTAAATGACAAATACCCATCTAATTCCGGAACGTTTTTTTATTTTGGTACGAGAGCTGAAAACAAGTTTTATCATACAGTTAGTGGATCACCGGCAAGTGATAGTGGATATACGAGAAATACAAATGAATTAACATGTATTGAAACTTGCGGATGTTCAGACACAGGTATAACTAACTCTGATTGTATAAAAGTCTATCCAAGTAGCGGGTTTACTACCGTTCACAATACTGGTTGTAATTGTGGTTGTGCAAGTACAGAAAATGTCCCTTTACCTGAAACTGATCCAAAATTTGACGTATTATCAAACGCCATTTCTTTAAGATTTGATGGATGTGCATTAAATCCTAGAATTGGAATTAAATATATAAAAATAACGGGTGACTGTGTAACAACAGGTACTTGTGAAACAACGGGGGTGACATTTCAGACAGGGTATACAATAACAGAAGTATTGTCAGATCCAATCTATGATATTTGTGGTTTACAATGTGGTGACACGGATGAAGAAAGATGGGTAATGATAAGTGCGGTTTTTGAAAGATACACAACAATAGAAGAGTGTGATTTAGAAAATTTAGGGGGGTTAAATGATTTAAGAACTGTAACCACACAATCATCAATAGATGGTCAGTCATATAAATTAATATCTCCTCCCGAAACACATCCGGGGTCAACACCTGAAAGAAAAATTCATATTGTAAAATTTGATAGAAAATGGTTTGATGATTTAAACTACAGATTAGGAACATTAAAACTTTACGTAAATGGTTATTTGTTTTTAGTTATAGAAGACTTTGAAGAAATAATACCAAGAGAGTTAAACACCGAAAAAGAAAAACAAGTTGGGGTTCCATTTAATATTTCATTTGGTGGAGGAACTCAAGGTCTACATGACCATTTGATTTTTTCAGGTTGTTCTTTACCAAACGGGCCTTACACACAAGATCCTGAATTATTTCCAAATAATATTTTATCTGCAACAACACTTTCAGGACTTTCAACAAATATTTTATTAGAACAAAATTTTGGTGGAACATTTATGGGTGGAATTTCACAATTTAGAATGTATGTTGAACCATTAGGTTCTCCGCAAGTACAACATAATTTTAGAGTATTAAAAAATAAATTTAATTTATTTGACTTTTGGTGTCCTGATTGTCTTGTGACAAATGGATATTTACCTGAAGGTTATGTTGATGAGTTTTATTTTGAATAAACTTTATATTTATTAAATAAAAAATGGGATTAATTACAAGACAAATAGGACCAGACGCTAAGGGTAGTAAACTTACCTTTGCAGATATGGACAATAACCTTTATTATTTGCAAGGGTTAGGAGTTTCAGGTTTTACTTATTCTGCAAATACCTTAACAATAACAAACCCAACAGGAGGAACAAAATCTGTTAATATTGCAAGTGATACAAATACTTTTATAACTGCGGCAACATATAACGACTTAACAAACACAATCACATTAACTGATAATGCAAACACATCATTTAATGTTTATGTTGATTCAGTTAGCGGATTAACTGTAAATGGTGTTTTATCTGCAACAACAATAAGTGGTGGTACTTTATATGGTGATGGATCTAATTTAACAGGAATTTCAACACAAGACACTTTTGTAACCGGTGGAACATATTCAAATGGAACTGCAATTTTTACAAATAATACAGGTGGAACATTTAATGTGACCGGATTTACAACAGGGAATACCTTACAACAAGTATTAGTAAATGGAAATATTAGTAATGGTAATAATATCATAATGAGTGAAAGTGATAATATTATTTTTAAATATGCTGGATATAATAATAACATTAATACAAATACATTAACATCAAATAGAGTTATATTGTTTCCTGATAATAGTGGTACGGTTGCTTTATTATCCGACATACAAACATTTACTGGAGGGACTGTAACAGGGGCAACTAATTTTACAAATGGTTTAACCGCAAATACAATATCTGCAACAACATATTTTAATTTACCTGATAACGTTACAGGAAATTATTTACCATTAAGTGGAGGTACCGTAACAGGACAAACGTCTTTTACTTCAGGATTAACTATTACGGGAGATACGATTATAACCGATTCAACGGGTACCTCAACCGCTATTGATACATCAACTAGAGAATTGGTGGACTCATCGGGACTTGTCAGTGTAGATTGGAGAACAAGACTTTTATATAATGGTGCTGGAAATGCTACCATTAATTATGATGGAGCAATATTATATGATTCTACTTCAATACCATCAGTTGATTGGTTTAGTAGACAAACTTACGATGATTTAGGCGTATTGTCAATAGATTGGCAGTATGGTAGAAGAAGACTTTATGATGTCTCATCTAACGAATCCTTAGATTGGGATATTAGAACATTAACAAAATCTGACGGATCAACGGTTTCTTTTGATTGGGAAAATGGAATATTAACAGGTCAAACAAATATCCAATCTTCAACAATATCTGCAACAACAATAAGTGGTGGGACATTATATGGTGATGGGTCTAATTTAACGGGTATTAGTGGGATTTCTCCTACTCTTTATTTACTTGAATCATATGCTAATGAAACTTATACTTTACCGGGTTCTTTTACTGAAGATCCTTGTAGATATAGTATTGTAAATAATACCGTTAACGTACCAAGTGGTTGGTTTAATACTTCAACTTATAGATTTACACCACAAAGGTCGGGTTATTGGGAAATTACCGCATCTTATGATGTTTATAGAAATACTGAAGCAAGTTTGGCAATTAAGAAAAATGCCGACATCGTTGCGGCAGCAGGTTCTTTTGATGCGGTGGCTCAACAGATAACAAAAATTGTATATCTAAACGGTTCAACTGATTATATAAGCATTATAAATGTTGGTGGAGCATCATTATCAAGAGCACAATACGACTCAAGGTCTTGGTTCCAAGCAAGGTGGGTAGGATAATAAAAAATAATTATTCATATTAAATGGAATTCTTTATAAAACAAAATAGTAATTTACCCATTTTAAAAATGGATGTTGTAAGAGATGGAAGAACTGACTCTTGGAAAGATTTTTATTCTGTTTTAGACAACGCAACCATTAGATTTTCTATGAAAAGTGAAAACGATGGAATTCAAAAAATATTTATGAGACCCGCATACATTACAGAAAAAGAAAGAAGAAATCCCGACTCACCAAGAGAATATTATATTTACTACAAGTGGAGAGGAAAAGACACCGCAAAAAAAGGTAGATTCATCGGAGAATTTTTAATTGAGTTATCAAACGGAGAACTAATAGGACCAATTAGAGAAAATCTTTATATCAATATTATTTGACAAGAGTAGGTTTTACTCTTATATTTAAGACGAAGGTAAATGTTGCCCATGTGTAACAGATAATACACCAAACTCAAAAATATAAAATTATGGTTCCACAAGAAGAAATCGAACGCTTTTTACATGGCGAAGACGATGAGAAATATATCGTAGCACTCGAATACGATTACAAATCAGATAAAATATTTAAAGTAATTCAAGACCCAATTAAAGGTAAACTTTTAAGAATGGATACATTTATTCCATTTGCTTGGGTTGGTGACCTTAGAAGTAAAAACTTTTACAAAGGTAATAAAGACTTTCAAAAGAAAGCGATGTCTGAAAACGGCATTATAATAGAAAAATTAGAAGATCACGGAGATGAAAGATTAAAGAATGGGTTGACGTTCTTGGTTAAAACAACAAAATCATATTCAAACCTTGTAAACTTTTTTAAAGGTGGAGGACTCGATCCTTGGGGTAGAGATAATTCAGACGTAATAACAATACTATCACCAGTAGAACAATACCTTATTCAAAAAAGTAAAAGACTTTTCAAAGGGTTTGATGAATATGATGAAATTCACAGGTTTGTATTCGATATTGAGACCACAGGTTTAGATCCAAAAACAAGTAAAATATTCTTGATTGGGATGAAAGACAATCGTGGTTTTATAAAATTATTATCAGCACAAAATGAAGAAGAAGAACGTCAAATGATTATTGAATTTTTTAAAACTATTGACGAATTAAAGCCGTCTCTTGTTGGTGGATACAACTCAGCATTCTTTGACTTTCCTTTTATTTTAAAACGTGCAGAAATACTAAAACTTAATATTAAAAAAATTGCAAAAACATTAAATCCTGATTATTCATTAAAACAAAAGGATGGGATTTTAAAGTTAGCCAATGAAATGGAACCTTATGTTCAAACACAAATGTGGGGTTACAACATTATAGATATTGCACATGCTGTTCGTAGAGCACAAGCAATCAACTCAGATATTAAAAGTTGGTCATTGAAATACATTACCAAATTTATTGAGGCTGAAAAAGAAAATCGTGTTTATGTTGAAGGGGATAAGATTGGTAAAATATACTTCGATAACGAAGACTATTGGATGAATAAAGAAAACGGTAACTATAAAAAAGTAGGTATTAATGAAAAAATAGATGAGGTTTGTTCAAGAAGAACTGATGTCTATAAGTTAACTTCAGGTTCAAAAATTATTGAAGACTATCTTGACGATGACCTTTATGAAACTATGGTTGTTGACGAACAGTTCAACCAAGCAAACTTTTTACTTTCTAAACTTGTACCAACAACTTATGAAAGATTATCAACAATGGGTACCGCAACATTATGGAAAATGATTATGTGTGCATGGTCATACAAAAACAATTTGGCTTTACCTAAGAAAAAAGAAAAAAGAAAGTTTACGGGTGGACTTTCTAGGTTAGTTCAGGTTGGTTATTCAAGAAAGGTATTAAAACTTGACTACTCATCACTATACCCCTCTATTCAATTAGTACATGACGTATTCCCCGCTTGTGATGTGACAGGCGCGATGAAGAGTATGTTAAAGTACTTTAGAGATACTCGTATAAAATATAAAAACTTGGCAAGTGAATTTAAAAAAACGGATCCGAAACTTTCTGTCTCATACGACAGAAAACAGTTACCAATCAAAATCTTTATCAACGCATTCTTTGGATCATTATCTGCACCACACGTATTCCCGTGGGGTGACATTGACATGGGAGAACAGATTACGTGTACCGGTAGACAGTACCTTAGACAGATGATTATGTATTTTATGAAACGAGGTTATGTTCCTTTGGTAATGGATACCGATGGTGTAAACTTTGAAACTCCTGTTGATAGAGAAAATTATACATATGTGGGTAAGGGTCTTAATGGGTTAGTAAATGAGGGTGAGGTTTATACAGGTGCAGAAGCTGACGTTGCAGAATACAATGACTTATTTATGAGAAACGAAATGGGTCTTGATATTGATGGTGTATGGCCAGCAACAATTAACGTGGCTCGTAAAAACTACGCACTTCTTACAGATAAAGGTAAAGTTAAACTTACAGGTAATTCAATTAAATCTAAAAAACTTCAAACATACGTTGCTGAATTTTTGGATAAAGGTCTTAGAATGTTACTTGATGGTAAGGGTGGTGAGTTTTTAGATTTCTATTATGAGTATGTAAGTAAAATCTATAATAGAGAAATTCCATTGGCAAAGATTGCAAACAAGTCTCGTGTTAAACAATCAATAGATGATTATAAAGTTCACATAACAAAAACAACAAAGGCGGGAAGTTTAATGTCCCGACAAGCGCATATGGAACTTTTAATGAACGCAGGAAAAAACCCGGGTTTAGGTGACACCATTTATTATGTTAATAATGGTGAAAAGAAATCACATGGTGATGTTCAGAAAAAAACGACAAAAATGACTAAAAAACAAATCGAAGATTATACAAAAATTCATGGAGCAATACCACCTGAAATGTTATCAAAAAGTGAGGTTATTTTAAATTGTTATTTGATTGATGAAAAAGAAATTGAAAATAACCCGGACTTATTAGGTGAGTATAATGTTCCAAGATATTTGGCAGCTTTTAATAAAAGAATTGAACCATTACTTGTTGTTTATAGTCCTGATATTAGAAAAGACATTTTAATTGAGGATCCAAAAGACCAACCAATATTTACTAAATCACAAACAGAGTTAGGTAGAGGTTACCCGATGAAAGAAAAAGATCAGGATAATTTAGATGAGGTATTAACGTTATCTGATATGGAGTTAGAATTTTGGCAATCTGTAGGTATTAACCCTTATTACATGTATATTGATGATACAATTAATTTAGTTAATACTGATTATGTTAATAGTAATATGGAACTAATGAAAACTAGAGTATCTAAAAGTAAGGTTGATGATGAAGAGATATATGAATTTGATGAGGATGGTGATTTAATGTCTTTAATTTTTGACTAAGAATTTTTTAGTCCGTCTGAAGAAAGTATGTACCAAGAATCACCAACAAATTTAAATTCAACACAAGACCCTTTATCTAATTCAACTTCGTTAAATTCTTCATCTATTAATTTTTCAGACCTAACTAATGTTTGAGTTAAGGGTTTTATTACAATATGATCGGATGTTTTATGATTTAAATTGATTACACAATATTCAACACCTTTTGTTATTATCACATATTCACCACTTGTTGTATATTCTTTTTCAGAAACAATAGACGAGTCGGATGTTTCTATAATAACACCATTTATAATCCTTTTTGATGGGATTGATCTAAAAATAGCCATAATATTAAATTACGTTTATTGGGTAATTAAATGGTCTATATTTTAGAGCCTTATTCATATTTTCAGCCATAGCACCCTTTATTTCCCATTGTTTTTCAGGTCTTAACCTTTCAAGTCTTGTTTTGAGTTCTTCCCAAAGAATTGATTTTTCATCTTTGGCTTCTGATTGTAACGTTGTATATTCAAGAGTTAATTCACTATCAGGTGTTTTTAAATTTCCACTAAACTTACCTCTTACTCTTGCAAGTGTTTCTTTACAATATGCTGTAAACCATCTTCTTACCCATGTTTGTGCAGGAGAATTTAATTCGTCCCACCTTGTTTCATCTATAGGTATATCGGAAGGTAATCTAACCACATCAGGATTTTTTGCCAAACAATCGTCCCTATCAAATGTATCATAATACCAATACCAAACTCTATAATCGTTTCTTCTCATATTACCAAAATCAAATTTACCACCAGGAACATTATATAAATGTATTGCCTTTTTTCCTTCGGGTAACGCGGTTATTCTATAAGTTAAATCACCTGTAATAATTCTTCTTTTTAATTGTATGTCCGCCATTCTCAAAAGAATATCAAATGCTGGGGTTATAAAATAGTTTCCTGTTGTACCCATCTGAGAAAATCCAGCACCACCACCTAAACCAATACCGCCGAATCCACCGAATCCACCCATAAATGGATCAAAATATGCTGCGTCCAATTCAGAACGAGCAAACCAAAGTAATTCATTAACCTCTCTACCTGCCGGTATCTCATAAATTTGTTGATGCGGAACTAAGTCTATATAATCTTTTTGAAGTACGTAATCACCCCCAGCCTGTAAACCAACAATTTTTGAGTATGCGTAAGTGTATTGTGTTTCCCAATCTAAACTTCTAGTTGTAAATGCTTTAGTTAAAGATTGTTCATCAAGGTTTAACCCGTACAATGCCGACCATTGGGTCTCAATTAACCAATCATTAACGTGTTGAGAATAATCTTGAATGGATAACTCTAAAAGAGAGTCCATCATTTCATCTTCTAACTCAACACCTCTTAAAGGTGCACCTAAAAGATTTCTAATTCTTTTATAAAGTTTACTTCTATGCGGTTCTGAAATAATTGATGTTGACATAAGAATATTTTATATATAAATATCTTATTATTCTGCTTTATTTCTTTCTAATTGAGTTGTGTATAAATCAGTAACAAAATCCCAATTCACTACTTTCCAAAAATTATGAATATAACGGTCTCTTTCGTTTTTATATTTTAAATAATATGCGTGTTCCCATAAGTCTAAACCTAACAATGGATATGACTTATTTTTTCCTGTCATCATTAGTGGATTATCTTGATTTGGTGTTGTGACAATTTTTAATCTATTTGTTTTTGTTAGTACTAACCATACCCAACCTGATCCAAATCTGGATTTCGCTTCTTCTTCAAACTTTTCTTTAAATTTTTCAAATGACCCAAATGTGGACTCTAACTTATATAATAAAGGATTTTCTAACTTAGTTTTTTTAGGTGATAACATTTTCCAAAATAATGCGTGATTAAACGCACCACCACCATTGTTTCTTACCTTTGTATTGAATTTGGAAATACTCGAAACAATTTCTTCTAAATCTAAATCTTTACCTTTTATTTTTTCTAATTCTTTATTCAACTTTTCAACGTACGCCTTGTAGTGTTTTGTGTAGTGTGTTTTCATTGTCTCACCATCTATGAAGTCTTCTAAATCGTCAAACTGATAAGGTAATTTTTCTATTGAAATTTTTTTAATTTCATTAATTAAAGATTCGTTTATTAGTGATTTTACCCCTAACTTATTTTCTATTAAATTTATTTTTTCATTTAACTTTCTAAATATCATAATAATAAATATCACCTCTTATGAGAAATTAAATTTAACATTTCTTCAATTGTCGATGCATCTTCCATAATATCATCACCCATGACTGTTGATATGATTTTTTTCTTTCTATTTAAAATATCATAAATCACCCCTTCTATTGTGTTTTCAAATAATGGATAATAAACCGATGTTGAGTTTTTTTGACCTATTCTGTGTGATCTATCTTCTGCTTGTGCGTGTTCTGCGGGGACAAAAGATAAATCATTCATGATTACGGCTTCTGCAGATGTTAAAGTAATACCAACACCAGCGGCCTTTAAATTACCAACAAAAACTTTTATTTTGTCGTTTTCTTGAAAATCATCCACCGCTTTTTGACGATGTGGTTTTGAACAAGACCCGTCTAAATAAACTGCCTGTTTTCCAAAATGTTCATAAATGGTTCGTAACGTATCCGTAAAGTTTGTAAATATGATTACTTTTTTTCCTTGATCAATAATATTTTCAGCCAATTCAATTGTATTTTTAATTTTTTCTTCAGCAATCACTTTTCTAACTTTCATTAATTTACCAAACTGAATGGTTAAAGATGAAGACTCTTCTGAGTTGTTGTCATACCAATTAAAGTATTCACCCATTAATTCTTCATAGTCTTTTGATTTTAACCTTAAATAAACAGGAGTAATAATTTTATCTGGTAAATCTAAAACATCTTCTTTTAATCTTCTTAAAATATGGCTTTGTGTCCTTTCTCTTAACTCATCTAAGTTTGATGCTCCCGTAACGTTCCATACCTTTCTTTTACCAACACTAAATTGAAATCCATTACAGTATCTTTTTGCGTAAGCCATCCAATTTGCGGCAACAGGACTTTCAACTAAACTTAAAAGATTGTAGTAGTTCATTGGTCTTGAGGTCATTGGGGTTCCTGTTAATAACCAAACCCTTTCAACTTTATCACATAAATCGTTAACTATTTTTGTTCTTTGTGCTTGTGGATTTGAAATCATATGTGCCTCATCCATGATAACTAAATCAAAATTAGAATTTAAAATTATGGAGTCGTCTTTCTTTTTTGGGTCGTGAAAGTTTTTTAATATGTCGTAGTTAATTATAACAAAATCAGATTCAGTTGAAAACTTTTTGCCTTCCGCAATATAAACAGTTCTATCTGAATAATTTTCAATTTCGCGTTGCCAATTAATTTTTAAAGATGCGGGACACACAATTAATATTTTTTTTGCACCCGTTTCAAGTGCCGAAATAATTGTTGAGGTTGTTTTACCAAGACCCATGTCATCGGCCAAAATAAACTTTTTGTTTCTAACAAGTTTTTCAATCGCCTCTTTTTGGTGATCCATCGGAGCCCTGTGGTCATATTTTGAATATTCAATAACAACATTCTTTACCTCATTATCTTTAATAAGTGCAGTTTTTGGAATCCAAAAATCATGTATGGTCTCACCACTAAATATTTTACCCCATATATGGTATGACTTATCCTTCTCCACCAAAAGTTTTTCAACATATATTTCCGTTGGTTCTTTAGTGTACATCTTATCTTCCATCATTTTTTTTCCAAAATACGAATCTAACTTGACCCATTTTTTTGCCACCTTTGGTGTTCGTCCGTGAAAGTTAATTATGTATTCCGCTTGAGATCTTGTGGGGGTAAAAGACTTACTATTTTGTTTTTTGTTTTTTAATGACAAGATATAGTTATTTGACCCAACATAATCATCTAACATTTGAAGGGCCCTTGTTTCAGGTGTTTTTGAAATTAATTCTTCCATTATATTATAAATAAAAATAGTAAATAATATAAAAAAATCAATCAAAGTATTTATTAATATGTCACAGAATAAAGTTCCAATTACAAGATTAAATAAGTTTTTCTCAGAGGAAGATTTTAATTTAGATATTAATATGGGAATGGAATGGCAAATTGGGGATATGAATTTCACAGTTGTTTTATATCGAGTAGATAGACAAAAAACAAATAATGATGATGTTTATGGAGAAGCGTTAACAAATGGAATACAATTTTTAGCACCTATCGAATTAAGAGGTTTAGTTAAAATAGATTCACCATCAAATTCAGACTATGGTTCGTCTAAATTATCACAAGTAGAACCAGGAAATATGACCTTTAGTGTTTATCAATCACATTTAGATCAATTTGCTGTAGAAATATCTTTAGGTGATTATTTAGCCTATTATGAAACAGAAGATAGAGTAAGATACTATACGGTAGTAAATGATGGTAGAGTTAATTCAGATTTGAAGCACTCTTATGGTGGATATAAAAAATATTATAGAACAATAATCGCAGCACCAACAACACAAGAAACCTTTAACGGAGTATAAAATGGCATTACCAAAAAAAATAAAAAAGACATTACCACTTGTACCTAAAAAAGTAGGTAAAGAAAGAAGACAAGAAATGTTAGACCAAGTGACTGACGGTGGTACATTTCTACCTAAAGGGGTTTTACATGCCGATTTAGACAGAGGAGTTTTAGATTTTGTAAAAGAAAAACTTAAATTAGTTATTGATGGCAAAGAAGTACCAACAGTAGATAAAATCATAACAAATCAAAGTTGGGCTCAATTTACTGAAACGTGGGAGTTTCAAGATTTAGATAAAAACGTATCATTACCATTTATTATAACAGTAAGGGAACCAACTGTAAAATACGGTAAAATTTGGGGGGGTCAGGCAAACATTCCTGACAGATTAAAGTTTTATTATTATTCTGTACCAACTTGGGACGGGGATAGAAAAGGTGCCGATGTATATAAAATACCACAACCGGTTCCTGTTGATATAACATATTCGGTAAAGATTTTTTGTTCTAGAATGAGGGAGGTGAATGAATTTAATAAAATAATGATGCAGACCTTCACATCTAAACAGGGGTATACACAAATCAAAGGTCATTTTATGCCATTAAAAATGGAAGATCCTTCCGATGAATCGGCAAAAGATATAGAAAAAAGAAAATATTATATTCAAACCTATAAACTAACACTTATGGGGTTTTTATTAGATGAAGAAGAATTTACAATTGCCCCTGCAATATCTAGACAAGTTTCTATGTTTGAAGTAGATACAAGAACTAGAGGTAGAAAAGTAAAGATAGAACCTCCAAGACCCGATAATTTTGATTTAGATTTTTTATTTGTTTCAGGAAATACAGAATTGGTTGAGGTAATGAGGTACGATGCCGATATCTTAGTTGATAGTGCCACAAATATTATTAACTGTTTTTCTGCAGAATACTCATCAATAACAAATAACAATTTAATCTATACTAATTGTTCAGGTACAACCATTACCCTACCAACAGTATCTGGAAATTATGGTACTGTTTGCGTAAAATCATCAACACAACCATACTTTTCAAACACAAGTGGTGGTACAATTACTGCTATTGATTCTTGTGCTAACGGTTATTCTGTTTTTATTAATAATAATTTTTACGGGGACAACTTATCACTAATACAAGTAAATAATGGAGACGTTTTAAAAATTGTAGTTTATAAAGAAGATATAACAAAAGAATCTATTATTAAAACAGTTGTAAAATTATTATAAATCTTCACCGTAAATGTCTTTTTCTTTTTGGCAATTTTTTATAATTAAGTTTTCTAAAAACTTATATACTTTAAATCCTTTTTTTTCACAATACTCTTTTAATAGTTTATGTGATTCTTCTGAAATTTTAATGTTTTTAATTTTTTTCATAATAAAGTAAATAATTAGGGCAGAAAAAAGGTAGAATTATTTCTGCCACATCTTAAATAATTACATTTTATAAGTGTTTTTTGCTTTAAATGATTGTATTTATATAAAAAAATAAATTTAAAAATACAGTAAAATAATGGCTTCAACTAACAAAGTATTTGTATCTCCAGGTGTTTATACATCAGAAAGAGATTTAACTTTTGTGGCTCAAAGTGTCGGTGTAACAACATTAGGTATTGTAGGTGAAACACTACAAGGTCCGGCATTTGAACCAATCTTCATTACAAGTTTTGACGAGTATCAAGTTTATTTCGGTGGCACAAGCCCTGAAAAATTTGTTAATACTCAAATTCCTAAATATGAAACATCTTATATTGCAAAATCTTATTTGCAACAATCTAACCAACTTTTTGTAACAAGAGTTCTTGGTTTATCGGGTTATGATGCGGGACCATCTTGGTCTATTACAACGATAGGAAACCCCGATACATCAACAATAGCGGCAACAGGTGTTAGCACATCATACACATTAACTTTCACAGGTACAACAGGTTCAAGTGCAAATGTTACAGTAACTAACCCGTCATCATTGTTATCATCAATATTTTATAACAACTATACAACATTTAATGGAGGTACTTCATCATTAAATCAAGATTTTATAAATTTCTTATCAAATAAAATTAATAATTTTGCAAGTGGTGGTAGTGGAGCAACAGTAGGTAACGCAGTATTTTGGGGAACAGTAAGTGGAGGAACGTTTAACCAAGTAACCGGTACTACATTATTTGGAGTTCCTGTTTCTGCAACAACTGAAACTTTTGGTGTTGATAATGTAATTTTAGCAAATGCAGATTTAAGTTCGGACGTTAACGACCCTTGGTATTACTCATTATTTGATTATACTAAAACTAATAGTGTTGGAAGTTATTATGGTTTTGGTTTTGGTGCTGCTCTTGATGCTATTGGCACAGGCGCAACTACCTCACAATTTACAGGTACTTGTAAATTATATGCAACATTCTATTCAGGTACACCATATTCTGATTATGACGATTTAGTAGTTGCAACTTTAAGATCAAGAGGTATATCAACATATTCAACAGATGATGGTCCTGTTTATGAAGTTAGTGGTACAAGTGACGCAATTATGGTATGTTCAGGAAATTATTCAGGAATTACTAAAGACCCATACGGTACATTTGTTATTTCAGGTATTACAAAAGATAGTGACACTTTTAGTTTTGAAACTTCACTCCTTTCAACAGATAGTAGATATATTTCTAAAATATTTGGTAGGTCTAATTTTGCTAAAGATAGAAATGAGGTTCCTTTATTTGTTGAGGAATCTTACAGTAGTCTATTAACATCAGGTTATAGGGCCGGTAAAGTTAGAGGTTTGTATTGTGACTTTATCGCTATTGATGATGCAAGAAGTGGAGATAACGACACTTTAGGTTTTTATTTAGAACAATACCAAACACCTGAAACTCCATTTGTTGTTTCTGAATTAAGAGGTAACAAAGTTTATAAATTATTTAAATTCAAACTTATTTCAGATGGAGATGCCTCTAACAGACTTGTTAAGATTTCTATTGGGAATATTTCATTTAATAATGGAACGTTTGATATTTTTGTAAGAGACTTTTATGATAATGATCAAAACGTTAGAGTAATTGAAAGTTTCACAAATTGTTCAATGGATCCTAATCTTAATAATTTTGTGGCAAACAAAGTTGGTACCGCAAATGGAGAATACCAACTAAATTCTAAATACATAATGGTTGAGTTAAGTGAAGAGTACCCAACCGATGCATTACCTTGTGGATTTGAGGGTTATATTTCTAGACAATACCAAACTGCAACCCCTCCTTTTGTTATTTATAAAACTAAATACTTAACACCTGGTGAAGTAATATATAACCCACCATTTGGTTCATCAGCGGGCGGAGATAATCCAGTAATCTCAAATGGAGAAAATCCAAGAAGGGCTTATTTAGGTATATCTAATATTACAGGAATAGATTATGACTTCTTTAATTATAAAGGAAAACAATTACCTTCAAATATTGCGGTAGATACTACAGGATCAGAATGGGGTTACAAGACAAAAGGTTTCCACATGGATAGTGGAGCAACTATAGTTACTATGTTTGATGTACTTATGTCTGCTAATACTTCGGCTTTTGAGGTTGGGGTTTCTTCTTTCAACTCTGAACCTACGGATTCAGATAATGCATATTTTAGATTAAATACTCGTAAATTTACATTATTAGCCGCTGGCGGTTTTGATGGTTGGGATATATACAGAGAAAGTAGAACCAATACCGATAGATTCCAATTAGGTCAATCAGGTTATAAAAAAGGTGCTGCGGCGTCTGCCACATACCCAACAGCAACAGGATGGGGGGCATTTAAACAAATTACAGGACCTAACCAAGAAGTGTGGGCAAATACTGACTATTATGCATATCTATGGGGTCAAACATCATTTGCAAATCCTGAAGCAACTAACATTAACGTTTTTGTTACACCAGGAATTGATTATGTTAATAATTCAAATCTTGTTGAAAACGCTATAGATGTTGTTGAAACTGATAGGGCTGACTCAATTTACATTTGTACAACACCTGACTTTAATCTTTTCTTACCTTCATACAGTGACTTAACGGAAGGATTAATTTATCCACAAGAAGTGGTAGATAATTTAGAGAATACAGGAATTGATTCAAATTACACAGCAACTTACTATCCGTGGATTTTGACAAGAGATTCTGTAAATAATACTCAAATTTATCTTCCACCAACAGGTGAGGTAACTAAAAACTTAGCATTAACCGATAATATTGCATTCCCTTGGTTCGCATCGGCTGGTTACACAAGAGGTTTGGTTAACTCTATTAAAGCAAGAAAGAAACTAACTCAAGAAGATAGAGATACACTATATAAAGGAAGAATTAATCCAATAGCTACTTTCTCTGATGTTGGTACGGTTATTTGGGGTAATAAAACTTTACAAATTAGAGAATCCGCTTTAGATAGAATTAACGTTAGAAGATTGTTACTACAAGCAAGAAAGTTAATTTCAGCGGTTGCGGTTAGATTGTTATTTGAACAAAATGACGACAAAGTGAGACAAGATTTCTTAGATGCGGTTAACCCAATCTTGGATTCAATCAGAAGAGATAGAGGTTTAATTGACTTTAGAGTTACTGTTTCTAATACTCCTGAAGATTTGGATTCAAATACTTTAACGGGTAAAATCTTCTTGAAACCAACAAGAGCGTTAGAATACATAGACATAGAGTTTGTTATCACACCAACAGGAGCATCGTTCGATGACGTATAAAAGAAAATAAATTTAATGGGGGATAGAAATATTCCCCATTTATATATTTATAAAAAAAAGTATATGAAAATAGAAAAGAAAATTATCAAAGAAACTGTTAATGATTTTTCAAGATCTGAAAAAACTTTTTCATCAAAAAAACAAAATATTATTATAACTGAAGAACAACTTCAGAAACTTCTTTTGATTGTAAAAAAATAATGAATATTAGAAAACACATATATAGAGAGATTAATAAACGAAGATTAAATGAAGGTATTACTGAAGAAGGGAGACCAGATTTAAATTATTATGCGTTTGATTGGGATGATAATATTGCATTTATGCCAACTAAAATTATTGTTTTAACAGAAAATGAGGATGAGATTGGACTGTCAACCGAAGATTTTGCTGAACACAGACACCAAATAGGTGTTGAACCTTTTAATTATAAAGGAACTACTGTTGTTGGTTATGCAAATAATCCCTTTAGAAATTTTAGAACAGAAGGGGATAAAAGATTTATAATCGACTCGATGATTGCAAGTCCAGGACCATCATGGAATGACTTTGTGGAATGTATTAATGGGGGGTCAATTTTTGCAATTATAACAGCAAGAGGACATAATCCTGAAACATTAAAAGAGGCGGTTTTAAATTATATTATATCAAATCATTTGGGTATAAATTCTAAAGTTTTAGTGGAGAACCTAAAAAAATATAGGGGGTTACAAACTCAAGGAATGTTCGAAACTGTAAGAGACTTAAAGTATGATGATAAAGAACTTATTATGGATTACTTAGATATGTGTAAATTTCATCCAGTTTCTTTTGGTGCCGGCAGCGCAGCATCACCTGAAGAAGAAAAAAATAAAGCACTTCAAAAATTTATAATTTATTGTAAACAACAAGCAAGAGATTTGGTACAAGACATTTTAAATAAAAACCCAAATAAAAAATTAGAAGACATTTCTCCAAAATTTAAAAATGATGTTAATATGAACGAACCAACACAAGACATAGAAGAGTTTGTTTCTAGAAACGTTTCAATTGGTTTTTCAGATGATGATCCAAGAAATATTCAAGCATCTTCTGAATTTTTGAAAAAAGAATATGAAAAAAGTCCAGTTAATTTATATTTAACTAAAGGAGGAACTAAAACTAAATATGATTAGTAATTCTATATATAGAGAATATTTGAAAAATAATTTAAAGTAAATAGAAAAAAAATAACGAACTAATATTTATAATAAAAAATAAAAACAATTTAAACTAATAACTATGGCTGATTTATTAATGAGAATGCCTTTTCAGTATGAACCTAAAAGAGCAAATAGGTTTATATTGACTTTCCCATCTTCTTTGGGGATTAATTCTTGGTATGTTGAAACTACCAATAGACCTCAAATAACAATTGGAAAAAAAGAAATAAAATTCTTAAACACACAAACTTACGTTTCAAGTAACTTTTCATGGGGTGAGATTGGTGTTAAATTAAGAGACCCAATCGGACCTTCGGCAGCACAAGCGGCAATGGAATGGGTTAGATTACATGCAGAATCAGTAACGGGTCGTATGGGATATGCTGCCGGTTATAAAAAAGATCTTGACTTAGAATTGTTAGACCCAACAGGTGTGGCGGTTGAAAAGTGGATTCTACAAGGTTGTTTAATTACAAGCGTAAACTTTGGTTCACTAAACTACGGTGGAGATGATATCATGGGAGTTGATATGAAATTACAACCTGACAGATGTATTTTAGTATATTAATTAACTTTTAAATATTTTATAATGAACCTCACTAACAAAGTGAGGTTTTTTATTTACAAACAGTTTGATTGTTTTATTTTTTTAATAAAAAACTATGGACGACGCTTTAAAATATGGTCAAGAAAATTTTAACTTACCACATGACGTAATTAAATTACCATCAAGAGGTATTTTTTACAAACCAAAAAAAGAATCTTTAAAAATTGGTTATCTGACCGCACAAGATGAAAACCTTCTTATGTCTCAAAACATGACAGGTGCTGAATTAATTAAAACTCTTTTAAGAAATAAAATTTATGAACATGGGTTTGATGTTGAACTATTATTACCTGGAGATGTTCAAGCAATACTATTATTTTTAAGAAATACCGCTTTCGGTCCCGACTATAGGTTTAAACTAATGGACCCTAAAACTAAAATAGAATTTGAAACTACTATTATATTAGATAGTGTTGATATGCAAGAATTAAAACATATTCCAGATGAAGATGGACTTTTTATATACACATTACCGAAAACACAAAAAAAGGTAAGATTTAAGGTGTTAAATATGAGAGAAGAAACAGAAATCGACAATCTTACAGCTAAATACCCTAAAGGAATGATTGCACCTGTTGTAACAAAAAAACTTGAAACACAAATAGTAGATATTGACGGAAATAAAGATAAGGGGTTTATTGGATCAATTATTATAAATTTACCAATATCTGATTCTAAAAGTTTAAGAAGATTCATGGAAGAATGCCAACCTAAATTAAACCTTGTAAGAGAAGTTCAAGCCCCGTCAGGAGAAAACGTTACTGTGAATGTTACGTTTGGGGTGGAGTTTTTTCGGCCTTTCTTTGAATAATAAGAAAAATTTAATGGACGAATTTTATTATCTTACTAAATACGGAAATTTTTCGTATTCGGATATTTTAATTATGCCAAGTTTTGAAAGAAGATATTTCATGGATAAGTTGTATACTGAATACGAAAAAAAATAATTCCTCTATTTATAAAATAAAGTTATGTTTTTATCAGACACTATACCAACTAATCTAGGTGCCGGAGCTGCCGGTAAGAGTGTTTTTTCTAGTGCCTCACAGGCAAAAACCGCGCTAGAAGAAGCAACATATTTACAGAACGCATTATCAAATGCGGTAAAGGGATTAGTTGAAATACAAGACACCACAATAAAAAAACAAAGAGAAATTACAGACGGTGTTGTAATAAACAGTAATGCGTTTCAAAAATATATTACTGACGCTTATGTTGGAACAACGCAGTTAGGTGAGGGATTAGATCAGTTAGGTGTCAATATTTCAGAAATAACAACCGCCGCTGGTGAAACAAGTAGTGCATTAAATAAGGCGGTTGTCCCAACACAGAGACTCTTGATGGATCAAATCGAGTATTCAAAAGCGACGGGTATGGCGACTGCTGACTTAATAAAAACAGAGGCCACTTTTATGAGAATTTTTAATTCTCAAGAAAATTCATTTAAAGAAATACAAAAAATCACTAATGAAGCTCAAAAATTAGGTTTAGATGTAAAAACAGTTGTTGATGATGTCTCTAAAAATATACAAAGTCTACAAACATTTAGATTAAGTTCTGAAGGTTTAACTCAAATGGCATCAGAAGCCGCTAGTTTAAGAACTAGTATTGATGGTATCGGTGCGCTTAAATTGGCTAAAACATTATGGGACCCTGAACAAGCAGTTAAATTATCTCAGGGTATGCAAATGTATGGTGGGGAAATAGGAAAGTTAGGGAATTTCTTTGAAGTTATGAGAATGGGACAATATGATGCTCAAGGGTTACAGGATGAAATGTTAAAAGTATATGAATCGGCATTTAAATTAGACGAACTCGGAAATCCCATACCACCAAGCCCTTCAGAATTAATGAGATTAGAAAAACAAGCAACATTAATGGGTAGTAATTTAGACACCGCAATGCAAATAGGTCAAGAAAGAGTAAAACAATCATTTATTGAAGATAAAATTAATAGTTTAACGCCTAACAAATTTGATAAAGACCAATTAGAATTAATAAAAAGTGTCGGAGAAATAAAAGATGGAAAAATTAGTTTAAACATACCTGGAGTAGGTGAAATTGAAGATGTAACTAACGCTACGGTTGCACAAATGAATAACATAAAGGAGTATCAGGAAAAGGCTAAGTTGGATGAAAGAGGAATTGCGATGTCAAATTTAAGTATATCCGAAAAACAAGCAAAAGATGTTAGAGCAATACATGACTATCTTCTTACTGGTGATAAAGGAGTTTTATCACAGAATGCATCAGAACAAAATAAAATCATGAAGAATTTAGAAAGTAACATGAAAGAATCTACTGAATATTATGCTAGAATTCAAGAAAATGTAGGAATGGGTGATTTTATGTCTAAAATTGTTAGTGGTGTAAATATTAAAGATATTTTAGCTGTTTCAGCAACAGAAGAAGATAAAATGCAACAGGACATGGCAAACACAAGTTGGTCGGGTACTGCTAAAGATTATATGATAACTGAAACTCCGTTTGAAAGTAACACCTTAATAAGTGGTGATAAAGGAACCATTTCAAAAATGGTTTTTGATAAAGAAGATGATTTTTTAGCAGCACCAAGATTAAATGAGATTTTAAATAAAGCAAAACTAAGTTTTGATACCGCATACGCACTAAATGATATGTCATCAAAACCACTACCTATGCAAACAAAAACACCGGGTGAGACTTTTGCAAAAGTAGAAACTACCGTTAATACAAATAACACCACCGAAGTTAAGTTCAGCCCAATAGTAATTGAAGTTAAAGGTGTTGATGGCACATTAAAACAAATGTTAGAAAAAGGAGACAACGCAACATTATTAACCGATAAAATTAGAGAAGAGTTTTCTAAGATGCCAAAAATCATGGGAGAAAAAGGTGTCTTCGGTTATTAAAAAATTTAAAATAATCTATTTATATATAAAATAGATATTAATGGAAAGCCCACTATCATTTAATTCAACAGAAAATTTTAGGAAAAAGTTAATAACAAGAAACCTAAGACCATATAAAGTCGAAGGGTATTTTAGTTATAGTGAACAATTACCTATTAGTGAAATACAAATTGTTGATTATTCTATCATTGATAGCCCACCAATTAATTTCTATCAAGAATTAAAAGAACCTGAGTTAATTGGATTAAATAAGTATTCACAAAAAGGGGGATTTGGAGAAGTGGTAGCAATTAACACTAATTTAAACGCATTTTCAAATTTTGGAGAATACGACGCATATAATCAATCAATTGCTAATAATAGTTCATTAGAACAAAAAGGAGACCAACAAGAAAATTTACTTAGAGTATTAAATAAATTTAATCCTGAAAATGTATCACTCGGATTTGGAGAACCAATTATAATAAATGTTAATAAGGGTACTGAAAGTAATTTTGGAGAATATAGTTTTACTGCGTCTGCACCAAACATAACAACAGAACAATCACAAATAATTTCATACCTTGCAAATGAATACGGGCCGGAGGGTAAAGTTAATGGTTTTGGTGAAACAATTATTATTAACATTAATAAACAAACTGACGCAAATAAAGGTGAATACGAATACACCGCCTCTGAACGAGAAAGAACAAAAGAACAATCAAGAAGATTGGCGTATGTTTTAAACCAATATGGTCCTGAAAATTTACCAAATGGATACGGAAATCAAGAAAAATACCCAAATGTAAATCAAAATACAAAAACTAATGAAGGAGAATATGAATATTTTTCATCTGAACCGAACAAAACAACAGAACAATCACAAAGTTATGCGTATATTAAAAACAAATATAACACAGGTGACGGTGCTTATGATGAAATTACAGTTGAAGATTTGGCACAAGAAACAATAAACACCCCATATGTTAGTAGCGAAACTACCTTCTCTTTTATACCATCAGAGTATAACCCTGTAAATATTATTCAAAATGAAAACCCAACAGGATCTGAAGGAACATTAAGTCAAGATTCACTTTTGGCTCAGTTCGCGGCTAAACAATTACAAAAAGAATTTAAAGCAAGAGTTGCTTTTGAATTATTACAACAAACAGTAGGTAGGACAAACCTTTTTACGGGTGAAGTTGATCCTGCAACAAATACAACATCGGTTAGACCAAATACTGACCCATTTGATGCTTTAGGTATTGTAACAAATAATATACCTATAGTTCAAAAAAATTATAAAATAACAGGAGGACCAAATTCTGTTGCAAATGCTTTAAGTTTTACAGCAAGACTTGCGGGACTTTATAGTCCATATTCGTTAATACCTGGTGAATATTTCGACTACCCAAATAAAAACTTTTTATCACAAGCGGCCCTTAATCCTATTGGTGCGGTTGCTGGTGCCGTAGGTAATTTAGCACAACAAATTAGTTCCTTATTTATTGACCAAGCGTCTGAAAAGTTTTTATCATATACATCTGATGCAACCAAAAGTTTATTATTTGATCAATTATTTTATAACACATATAGACCATCTTATAGATTTGCGGGTTTAAGTGCCACTAATTTATTGGCACCACAATCTAATTTTTATGTTGGAATTACTAAAAATTATATCAGAGATTTAGTTAGTCCTAAAGTGGATTTACCTAAAGGAAGAAACAATAGACCACAGGATGGTCCAGTTTATAGTTATGGTGAAGTAGGAAAAGATTTTGAAGGTAGTAGAATAAGTGATTTTCTTTTTGGTTTAAACTCAAGAAATTTATTTGATAGTGTTGATCCACAAGGGGGTTTTACTTGGATATCGAAAAATAATTACATTGAACCTGGAACATTTGTAGGACCATCGAATAAAAAAAATATCTTAGCAAGATTTAACACCGATAGTTTATTTGAGACATCGGCATTTAAACCATTCTTTGATAAAACAAAATCCACAAACGTTACATTTACTGACGGTTCTATTTTAGATATTACACAAAAATTAATAGATGCTGGTAATAAATCTACACGTAAATTAGAACACGTAGGTAACGCGATTAATCAAGTTTCTAAAGTCTTTAATGATGGATACATAGAATTAACCAAAGGATCTAGAGTTATCAGATATGTAACTCCGACTTCTAAAAAACCAAACGGTGAACCATCCGAAGTAAAGGGTTATGAATATTGTAGATTATTTACAAAAGATAGACCTTACTACACATATAATGAGTTACAAAAGGCCGATGGCCTTATAAGAAGTGGAGGTAAATCAACCTACTCTGTATTAGATAACACATATAATTTGAACATCGCACCTATGAGAGGTAAGGGATCGACAAATTTGGATAATAAAGGTAAGGTAAAAAAATATATGTTTTCATTAGAAAACTTAGCTTGGAGAACATCGGATAGAAATGGTTTCAGAGTTGAGGACTTACCTGCTTGTGAAATAGGACCTAATGGTGGTAGAATCATGTGGTTTCCACCTTATAATTTATCCTTCGATGAAGGGTCCAACGCTAGTTGGCAAGACCACACTTTTTTAGGTAGAGTTGAACCAATAAAAACATATAAAAATACGGTAAGAACAGGTTCTATAAGTTGGTCTATGGTTGTTGACCATTCATCTGTTATGAATTTACTTTTAGATAAAGAACTACAAAATGTAAAAGATAATAGTGAAGTAACGAGAATAGTTGATTCGTTTATTGCTGGATGCTTAAAATACGACATTTATGACCTATTAAAAAAATATAGAGAGTTCACACTATCTGATGTTTATGAAGTAATAAACGAATTATCAACAGTAGAACAATATAGGGACTATTTTGAAACAATACAAAAACCTATAGTAACAAAAACAACGGAAATAGATAAAACAGGACAAGTAAATAATAATGAAAACCAAGGGCAAGAAGATATTTTACAAAAAGAAGAATTTAAAGAAATAATATTACTTTTTGAACAATCACAACCTAAAAAAGACAATTTTAAAGCAGAAGACAGTTATAAAACCTATTATGATAATCTTTATAGTAAAGACACTAAAGATTTATATTTAGGAGACCCATCGGTTGACCCCCCATTAATATCACAAGCTCCTGATAAAATAATTAAATATGATAGTAGAAAGGGTTCTGGATCTAGTAATTATAATTTTATAGACACGTTACCCAATAATACCGAATCTTTTTCATATACAGAATATGTTGATGCTAGAGTTGATTCATTATCAGGGGTATTTGATTTTGGTGAAAAAGAATTTACAACTTTAGAAAAAGAATTTTTACCGGCAGTATTATCTACTTTGAAACAAGGTAAAAAAGTTTTTTTTAAAATTGAGGCATCTGCAAATTCAAGCGGAAATGATAATCAATCACTTTCAGAAAGAAGACTAAAAACTGTTGAAAATTTTATTAAAAATTTTGAATCTGGTGGAGATAAAATTAAAACTTATTTAGATAACGGTAATTTAACTTATAAATCAGAAGCTAAAGGAGACGTAGCAACAATAGATGAACCGACATATAAAGATATTGATTGTCAAAAAGATTTTAATGTTGATGGTTTTTATGACGGTAAATATTCTGTACAGGCTATGTTATGTAGAAGAGTTAAAATAACAGGTTTGAACATTGATACACCTAATGAAGAAAATAAAAAAGACCAAGCAACTACTGATAATGTTGCGGAAAGTACAGGAGTAAACGAACAAGCAGGTCAAGATGACCAAAACACAACACCACCTTCTGAACAAATAAAAAAACAACAAGTAGTTACTACTCAAATTAAAGATAAAACAAATAAACTAAGGGCTGGTTTAACTAAAAGACTACTAAGAAAGTTGTTAACTGAATGCAACTATTTTGATATGATTCAAGAACAACAACCAATGGTTTATGATGGTATAAAAAGTAAATTTAAAAATTTTCATCCAGTATTCCATTCAACAACACCTGAAGGTTTAAATGCTAGACTTACATTTTTACAACAGTGTGTAAGACCAGGAGACACAATACCAACCGCCGTTGATAACGGACAAGGAGGGTTTACCTTACAATATAACGACGCATTTAATAGTGCTTTTGGTTCCCCACCAATTCTAGTTTTAAGGATTGGAGATTTTTATCATACTAAAATAGTACCTAGAAGTATTTCATTAAAATACGATGATTTAAAATATGATTTGAATCCTGAAGGGATTGGAGTTCAGCCAATGATGGCTAATGTCACACTAAGTTTTGACTTTATTGGTGGACATGGAATAGCAGAACCAATCGCTAAATTACAAAATGGTTTATCATTTAACTTTTATGCTAATACAGAAATTTATGATGATAGAGCGGATGAAACTGAAAACTTTTTACAAGAAATAGATGACGAAATTTTAAAAAGTATACAAGATGAGGTAGGAGACATAGACCCTAATAGGCCAAGACAAAACGATGCTGGAGATACTATCGGAACAATTGAATCAAGTTTTGCGGACATAAATACAAATTTAATTTCAGGTAGAATTAATTATAAAGAAGTTATGAATCAATTGATTGATAAAACTGCGGACATGGTTAATGGGTTCAATCAGGCAATACAAAATACAATAATAGTTAAAGGGTGGGGAGGATTAATTATTTTAACAAAAGATAGAAAATATTCTGAAGGTTTATTTGACTATTTAAGTGGTAATACATCTAATAAGGTTAACATTATTGGAAAACCAGTTAATTACCAAGAAAAAATAGACGACCTTTTTCAAAAAACAAACCAAGATGTTGATGATGAAACAATACCAATATTAGGGGGTTTAGAGTTCCAAAAAGATTTTAAAAATCAAGATATAAGGAAAATTAAAAGAAAAATTAAAGAAATACTTGACGAACAAAAAAATCTTTATCAGCAACAATTAGATAAATTTGCAAATGACATAGTAAAAAATCAATTAGAATTTATTAAAATAACCGATAAAATTAATTTTGTTTCAAACAAAATAGACGGTAGAGAAAATAAAAGAGGTGGTGTTAACATTTATAATATATCAGGAACATCAGAAGTTGAAGCATCAAGTGTTGGTGCAACAAACACTTACGACGAGTTGAAAAACGATTTTTTAAAAATTAGAACAGACTTAAATGATTTTAATCAAATACTAAAAAATTATCAATTAATCCCTAATGGTGATAAAAATGTTTATAATAGCGATTATTTATTCAATTTATATTTAGTTAACAAAATTGAAGATAATGAAGATGCTCCTGATGTTTCGGTTTTTGATAGAAGATTTGCAATGACTATGGGAGATTTATTAGTAGGTAACTACGATTTTTTTGTTGATCAAATAATTTCAGTTATTGATGGTTCAGTACAAAAAGAAAATTGGAAAAACTTCATATTTAAAAATTTAGGGTTCAAAGTTATATTTAGACCTCAAGGAAATCTATATATACCAAATGTTTACAATCCGAATAATCCAGTTAATACATTATACACTAAATTAAAGAATAGTTTTGACAAATTAGTGGTTTCTTACAAAGATAAATACACAAATGATGAGGTGTATAAAAGATTTTTTGGAGAAGAAAATGCACTTAATTATAAACCGTATAATAGAGATAAGCTTAGAAAATTTACTTACGAATCACAAGTTCCAATTGTACCACCAAATGATGAAAATTTAAGAGCTATTTGGTCAAATGTTGAATCAACTTGGGATTATTTTAACTTAAAAAGACAAATGAAATAATATGGAGTATTATGATAGATATAGAAGTTTTTTAATAGATGGAAGACAGACGGTTGTTCCGTTTGTTACTTTACCACCTAGACCATCAGACCAAAAATTTATATATAGAAAAAATCAATCTAGACTCGATAAGCTTAGTTTTGAAAAATATGGTACACCATATTTCGGTTGGTTAATTTTACAGGCAAATCCGTCTTTTGGTGGTTTAGAGGAAAACATTCCTGACGGATCGGCAATTATTGTACCTTTTCCTTTGATTGCTGCACTACAAGACTACAAAAACGCTGTGGACACATATATATTTTATTATGGCAGATAAGTTTCAGCAAGAAAAAATTTATATAGAAACCGATTATGATAATATAATACTAATCGACCCTAATAAAGTATTAATAGGAAATCAAGTTCAAGATAGGTTAGTTAGACACGAAGACTTAGTTTTTTATGCAAATTTAGAGGCTAGAGTAATACCAAGAACAAAATTGGCGGTTGGGGAAAGTTTTGATAGCCCTGTTGTAAATACTTTAGTTGCTACAATACAAGGACAATCGGATTCGTTTGAAAAATTAAATTTTCTACAACCAAAAGGGAAAAAAGTTTTTGACACAAGTTGGTCAGATCAATTCACAGGAAAAGGGTCAAGACAAGGTCTAGGTGCAAATCAAACAGGGGAAAGATTTGAAACAAAAGATGGTACAATTAGGGCTTTCAGAAATGTTAGAAATTATGAAGACACGCAAGCGTTAGGTATTAAATCCATAAGCATTACCGTTAAACCAAATGCGGGACCTGGAGGTTATGTACCTGATGTTAAAATAGCATTAACAGATGTTGGGGGTAAGACTTTATTTGAGCAAGGAGAAAATTCAATATATTCTACATTTTTTAATTTACCTTATCCACAATTTTATTTAACAGTAAAAGGGTTTTATGGTAAGGCAATTAGATACACTTTGTTCATGACAGATTTTACGGCTAAATTTAATGATGATACGGCTAGTTTTGATATAGACATAAAACTAACATCAAATTTAGTTTCACTTTTACAAGACACATCTCTTACATATGCTAAAACAGCACCTAAAATGTTTCCAATAATTGTTGCAAAAGGAGGAACATCTAACAATGCACCTGGAGGTTCTAATACTTCTATAAAAAATTTAGACGTAGATTATTTAGGTAGACAAATTTTAAATCAAGTATATCAAGAATATGAAAATAAAAAGTTAATTTCACCAGGATTTCCAAGATTAACAATAGACCAATTTATAAAAAATACTGACGATTTTGTAACTTCAATAAAACAAAGTATTGAAAAAAAAGACTTTATTGCGCTAAATGATATTAAATCTTTTAGGGAAGAATTAAATGAAATTAAAGATAGAAATTATACAGTTTTATTAAGTAGGTATTTAGACACTACTAATTATATATCTTATGATGATGGTAAGGGACCTCAAATTTACTATGATTTTAAACAAACCATTCCTTTAGAAAAAAGAAATGAGATTGAAACTGCTATAAAAAATGAAATAAAAAATAGTGTCGAAATACTACAAAAAAATAAAACTTTCGGTATTGGTGGTTTCTACACAATAGGTGGTAAGAGTTTTCCATCTGAAATACCTGTGTCTTTTTCTGAAGACGAGTTATTTGTAAAAATAACACCAGATAAATTAAGTGATAAAGACTTTATTAACACATATACAATTAGATATGGTAGAACACCCGACCAAGCGGAACTAACGGATTTTAAAGTACAATTATTTTTGGTTTTACAAAACGCAGAAACAAGACTAGACCCAACAACAAACCAACCAATAAGTACTGAACCGACCTATATGAAATTTGGAATCACTGACCCAAATAGTCAAACACTTTTTCCTGGTGGATTTTTAGATAGAATTAATAATTACCAACAACAGTTAACCGCAAAAGAACAAGAAATTGAAACAAAATTTTCTAATGAATTATCAGATAGGGTAACAAAGGTAGACGGAACATTAGGTTTTAAACCAACCATTAGAAATATTATGGCAATAATAATTGCCGGATGTGATACATTTTATAGATTAATGGATAGAACCCATAGATTGGCTTGGGATAAAAGAAACGATCCTTTAAGAATAAAAAGCGTAATACCTGCTGAAAAATCTTCAGGAATTGATTCTAAAAATGTTGTAAACTACTCAACAGGAAAATTAAACGAACAAAATGTTGTATATCCTTGGCCAACATATTATGTTCAAGAAAAACTACAAGATGGAAGGGAAAGTTTTGTTGTTAGATATTTGGGGGATCCTAAATATGCTTCTAAAACATTTGCATTTGATTATGCAACATGGCCTGAAGTACATTTTACTGAAAACTTTTTAGATGCTACAGTAAGAAGAGCAAGTTCGTCGCAACAAAACGTATATCAAAATTTACAAAATTTACAAAATTTTACAACAGTAAACGCTCTTGAATTTCCGTTTAATAACAAACCATATAATAGTACTACCGAATTAAGTGTAATGTATGAGTTATATGAAAGGTTATACGTTTTATCAAATTATAGTAATATATTGGCAAAACAATTTAACCCACAGAGTCTACAGGCGGATACCTTTGTTTCACATTTAGAGGGACAAAATATAATTAATGCAATAACTGAAAACTTTACAGTACAAGAGAAATTAAAAAATACAAATTTTAACTATGAAAACGCTTTTAATTATTTAAAAACATTAGCAAATAATGGAACCGCAGATCATTGGTTAAATTTAGAAAGAGGTATTTTTAATACACCTTATTTACAAAATTTAACAGAAAATAGTTTTGGATTATATAGTAAAAAAAGTATTGATGGGTATACCTTGGCTTTAGAAAATAATGATCCTTTAGCGCCGAAATTTAAACAGTATGTTGAAGAAACAAAACAACTTGATTACGCGCAAGACGATTTTTTATCTAAATCAACTATTAATGAAAAGTCATTAACATTTTTAGATGATATTAAAGTTTTAGCAAGACTTAAAAAAAATGATTATTATACAAATATTTTACCATATGATAGAATGGATTATATAGTAAATAACAGTAAAAAAGATATCTTAGTAAACCCAACAACAAATAACCCAATAAATAATTTAATAGAACTTAAAGATTATCTTTCAAAAGGAGTAGAAAACTTAAATTTTACAGAAAAAACCTATAGAGACATACCAAACTATTCAGGAAATGTTTCAAGTACACAAATAAATAGTAATATTAATACACCATATTTTGTAAATGCGTTACAGAAAGGAGTCGAATTAGAAAAATCAGGAAACACTACAACCGCTTATGTTGCGTTAGGATATATGTACTTAAACTCATATGGTAGTCCTTTATCATATTATTATACTTACGACAAAGATTTTAACTATACTGATGTTATATTTTCCGATAACATTATATCTAAATTAGATGAATATGAATACTCACAAATTTTAAAAATTGGATCATTTTATCATAGATATAAAAAATATATAGAGACAGGAGAAGATATTTTAGATGGTGTCATTAATGATTTTGATTTTACAAAAAATTATGATCCATTATCACAAAATTTAGAAAAAATATATAAAATAAAAAATTATACAGGAGGGTCACAAGATTTTATTTGTCAGTATAAAAAAATAGACGCAAATGATAATACTAAATATGTTGATATTATTAATACAGGATTTTATCCAAAACTTATTTCAGATGTACATTACTATTTTACTGGTAAAGATTTATTTACAGGTTATACTGAAAGTGAATTCACAAATGCGTACACTGCTGGTACTTTAAATATTGGAGTAAATAAAGATGCATCATACTTTATGCCTTTTGGTGGAGACCCTAATAACTTAAAAAGAAGTATTATTTTAAATCCATATTTTTCATATCTTACATTTGATAAGAAATACAATATAGATGCGCAAAATAAGATTCACATTTTAATACCGTCAAACGGAGGTATACCATTAAACCAAGCAAAATTTGAATTTTTTAAAAATGATAAATTAACTTATGAAATTTTAAGTAGTAAGGAATTGTTTAATGGTTCTGTTAGAACATTATGGGGACAACCAAACTATGGATATTTTTCAAAAACATCAAACATATTAGAAAATAATATTTATCTTAGTCCATACCAAGATCTTTTTGAAGGTAATGGTTTATTTTATTATTTTAAATCATTTAGAAAAGAAATATTGGATAAATTTGAAGAATTATTTTTAGGTTTTTGTAAAAGAAATCCAGAACCAAAAGACGTTTTAATTTTAGAAGATGATGTACAAGACCCATCTTATTTTTCTTCAGGTGGTATAACTTCATTAAAAAATAGAAAATTATTTGATCAAATGTTATCTATTTTTTCAGTAAATGATGCATCATCACCACTAACAAAAATACAAGAAAATAATGATGGACTAAGTTTAGCAACCACACAGAAAAAAAATAATGCGAATACTTTCAGGGAATTTTTGATAGAAAATCCTATTATTTTTAAAAATGGTAATCCATTAAATTTTAACAGAAAATTATTTACAAGTTTAACAACTATACCTGAATTAAAAAATTTATCACCTATAACATTTGACCCATATGTACCAGGTACGTTACCTGGTGATGGTATTTTAACAGGACCAAATGCTCTTTTAACAAGTAGAACTTTGAGTCAAAAAAATGTAGATGCTTGGAAGTCTTTACAATTACATAATTATAATGGTTTTGGTAATGCTGATTATATCTCATATAATAATACTGGCAGTACAATTACAGACTTTTTTATAGATATGAATATTGATTTTACAAAAGAAAATGTAGAAACATGTGAGGAATTAATAAAAAGATATTCATTACAAAAGTTTTATGCAATTTCTAATGGTAATAGCTATAACAAAACAAACTTCATTTCATACATAGATAACCTGTTACAAGAAAATTTAGACACACAAAAAAATCTCACAAACCAAGTGTTTCAATATATGAGAGATAAAATACCAGGAGTTAGTTTACAAACAAATAGTAATCAAGGAAACGTAAATGGAGACATTAATAAACTATCAACATACATACAACTACAAACTTTCAATAATAGATGGACTGCTGGAAGTGATTTATTAACAAGACCATTATTTGAAGATTTTCTTTTTATGAACACCGCTAACGCAGATATTGGTGATCAATTACAATTTTTTCTTGAAGATGTTACAAAATATTTGAAAATGGAAAAAAATATGACCATTTCAGATGTAATAGGTCACATACTAGATGAAGATAGAACTACATTATTTTACGCAACACCATCATTTATAAATTTTAATGGAGTTTTAGATGCTGAAAACTATAATAAACCAACAGACATTGATATACCAAATAGTCTTTTTGGAACTTTTAGAAACGTTAATTACTTAGATTCAAGACAAAAATTTATATTTTTATATGTTGGAAAAACATCAGAACATCCACAATTGAATGATAACAGAAATGTTGTTTATGGTGATGATTCATTCGATATAAGAAATCCAGCAGATTGCCCAATAAGTATACCACAAACACCCGAAACTAATTTTTATAAAACAAATAAAGTTGTTGCTTTTAATGTTGATTTTGGTATAAGAAATCAAAACATGTTTAAAAAGTTTTCAGTTGGTATGGGTGGAGGTAAACAAACCGCAGTCACATTCAAGGTTAATGAAAGACTTGCTGGCGGATCTTCAGGAGACAAAGTCGCTCAAGAGACACAATCAATGTACTCTTATTATAAATCATTAAGTTATAATATAGATGTTACTAGTATGGGTAATGCGATGATACAACCATTAATGTATTTTAATTTAAGACATATTCCATTATTTTATGGACCATATCAAATTTTAGAAGTAACACACACAATTAATGAATCATCATTTGAAACAAAATTTAATGGTGTTAGAATACCTAAATATGCGCTACCCGATGTTGATAGTATATCAACATTTATTAAGAAAAATTACTTAGAAAAATACAAAAAAGAAATTTTAAAAGAAAATAATGAAAATAGATATCAAGAAGATGTTGAAACAATTTTAGACCCATCAAAACAAAGTAACGAACCAAAAACCTCACCAGAGGAGGAGTGTGATAAATTAGTAATTAATGATTATAAAACATTACCATATGTTAATAATACAATAACCACAATATCGATAGGTGAATTAGTGTTGAAAATTAAAAATAAACAACCTGAAAAATATGTTGACGCATTAATTTTATTATTATTAATGTCTAGGCCGACAAACTTATTTGATAATAAACCAATAAGTGCTGCTGAAGCAACAACACTAACAAATGACGGTATTGTCTCATGTATTAATAATAATTTATTTCTTTTATCTGCAAACAATTTATATGTAACTAACCCGGCATTATCTAAATTAACTTGTGTTAGTTTTCCTGAAGGAGCGGTTCCCTTATTTAGTTTTGATGATGTAGATGGAGGGTTAGAAACAATAAATGGTATTTTAGGATCCACAGCGCCAATAATAGAAGCAATTAAAAATTCAGCAAAAACAACTAACCCATCTTTAAGTGATAAAGATGCGTATTCTACCGCAATCTCCGCACTTTTATTTGCATATGACACAAAGTTTTTATTTACAGGGACAAGAACAGGACAAGATATATTTGATTTTTATAGACAAAAAATTGTATCGGCGGAAATAACACCTGAATATGCAACCTACTTATTTTCTCTTGCGTCTATATGTATAGATAAATTTTAAAATAACGATATATTTATAATAAAAAAAACTATGAGCAATATTAAAAATTTATTAGATGATTATTTGAAAAAAGATACTAGATTATCTGAAAAACAAATAGATGCTGACCACAAACAAGTTTGTGATTTGGATACTGGTGATTGTTATACCATTAGAATGAAAGATGGTTTAATAGAGAGGGTAGACAATACTCTTAAAACAAATAGAACATTAAAGGTAGAAACACCAACAGGTGTGAAAACATTATTGAATGGTTAAAAATATTAAAATGAGTGTAGATAAAAAGATTTTACAAGAAATACAAAGAATTAAAAATATAAACAGATATATTCTTAATGAACAAGAACCACCGGCTGAACCACCGGCAGATCCTGCAGCACCTCCAGGTGGAGAAGAGGGTCCTATTGGTGATGTGCCACCACCTGCAGATGCAGGGGCACCGGCACCTGGTGGAGACGCAGGTGCACCACCAACAGGAGGGACTGAAGTGCCTGAACCTGTAGATGTTGCAAACGATCCTGATGTTGAAGAAGTAGGTGCTGAAACCGAAGGTGCTGAAGGGGGTGAAGAGGAATCTGAAGAAATTGACATCACTGATTTAGTTACAACACAACAAGAAATTAAAGATAAACAGGATGGGTTTATGGACGACATGATTTCTAAATTGGACGAATTGCAATCTAAATTACAAAGCATGGATCAAATTTTAAGTAAAATTGAAAACTTAGAGAAAAAATTTGATAGATATAGAGATAAAACACCTGAAGAAAAACTAATGTTAAGATCTTTAGACTCTTACCCATATAATCAAAAACTAACCGATTTTTTTGATGATAAAAAAGTAGATATGGAAAAGTCAGGAAAAAATGAATATATTTTAACATCTGACGAAGTTGAAAATTTCTCACCAGGAGAAATTAAAAAAACCTTCAATATTTATGATGATGAAGAAGAAATGTAAAAATATAAGGGACCCAAAAGGTCCCTTTTTTATTTGACATTCTACCAAATTCACTTATAATTGTTATAGATAAAAGAGTTAAAAATTAAAAACAAAATCTATGGCAAATTCAATTGATGCAGTACTTGCACAGTACGAAAAGAACTCAACACCGAGTTCACAAAAACAAAACATTTCACAAGAAGACAGATTGAAAAGGTATTTTTCTGCCGTTCTTCAAAAGAACGAAAAATCTGCACAACGAAGAATTCGTATCCTACCAACAAAAGATGGTTCTTCACCATTCGTAGAAGTTTGGTATCACGAAATTCAAGTTAATGGACAATGGGTTAAGTTGTATGACCCTGAAAAAAACGACAACGAAAGATCACCACTAACGGAAGTTTATAATGAACTTATCTCCACAGGGAAAAAAGAAGATAAAGATTTGGCATCTCAATACCGTTCACGTTTATTCTACATCGTAAAAGTTATTGATCGTGATAACGAACAAGACGGAGTTAAGTTTTGGAGATTCAAACACAACTATAAACAGGAAGGTGTGTTAGATAAAATCTTACCTATTTGGAAAGCAAAAGGTGATTTAACTGATTCTGAAAAAGGACGTGATTTGATTATTGAATTGATCAAAGCAAAAACACCACAAGGAAAAGAATACACAGTTGTTCAAACAATTATGTATGATGATCCGGCACCTGTACACACAGATAAAGAAATCATGGACGGATGGTTAGTAGATGAACTTACTTGGAAAGATGTTTACTCTAAAAAACCTGTTGAGTATTTAGAAGCGGTGGCAGTAGGAGAGACTCCAATGTGGAGTTCTGAACTTAAAAAATATGTTTACGGAGAAGAGGCTGAAATTTCTCTTGGTGGAGGAACTGAAACAAAAGTAGAAACACCAATTGTTGATCCACAAGCGGATGATGAACCATCAGAAGAATTACCATTTTAATTTTATTAAAACATGAATAAGATATCACAAAAAATGTATGAAGCCCTGACCTTGAAATATAGGTCAGAAATGGCTGAAGCCGAAGCAACACTTTTAATTTATTTCAATAATTCCGTTGGTATTGGAGAACACCCACAACACTTAGAAGAAATGGATAAGTTTGTTGAAAAAATGACAAACGCAAAAGATAAACTTGAAATGTTAGAAACAGTTTACAAGTATAATGTCAAAAGAGATGAGAAGTTTGAAATCACTGAAGACATGTTAAAAATATTAAACGAACAAAAAGAAGAAAATGGCAATTAAAAAGAATGATTTTAGTTCATTAAAGAAAAAGTTTTCTACGTCAGCAAAATATAAACCACAAAGATTCTTTGATTTAGGTGAACCATTCTTAGATGCTGTTGGATTACCGGGACCTGCGATGGGACACATCAATATGTTTTTAGGTCATAGTGATACAGGTAAAACAACCGCCTTAGTTAAAACGGCAGTTGACGCACAAAAGAAAGGTGTACTTCCTGTGTTCATTATTACGGAACAAAAATGGTCCTTTGAACATGCTAAACTAATGGGGTTTGAATGTGATGAGGTTGTTGATACTGAAACGGGTGAATTAGAGTGGGATGGTTTTTATATCTTTAATAATAACTTTGATTACATTGAACAAATTACGGATTATATTAATGATTTGTTAGACGCACAAGAAAAGGGCGATTTAGACTATTCACTATGTATTATGTGGGATTCTGTTGGATCTGTACCATGTAAGATGACTTATGAAGGTAAGGGTGGTAAACAACACAATGCAAGTGTTTTAGCCGACAAGATTGGAATGGGAATCAACCAACGTATTTCAGGGTCTCGTAAAGCGGATTCAAAATATGAAAACACTTTGATTATTGTTAATCAGCCTTGGGTAGAATTACCTGACAATCCATTTGGTCAACCAAAAATTAAGGCGAAAGGTGGTGAAGCAATTTGGTTAAACTCATCTTTAGTTTTCTTATTTGGAAATCAAAAAGGTGCAGGAACAACAAAGATTACCGCAACTAAAGACAAAAGAACTGTTAAGTTTGCATCAAGAACAAAAGTGTCCGTAATGAAAAACCACATCAACGGTCTTGGATTCGAGGACGGTAAAATAATTGTAACACCACATGGATTTTTACCAGGTAAAGAAGCGTCTGAAGAAAAGGCATCCATCGAACAATACAAAAAAGAATATGCTGAGTATTGGAAAGAAATCATCGGTGTTGATGGTGACTTTGATTTAAAGGCAGAAAAAGAAGAAGTTGAGTAAGAACCCTGTAATTTACAGAAATGACAAAAACCCTATTAGTAGACGGGAATAATTTATTAAAAATTGGATTTCACGGAGTTAAAGATTACTTTAACGGTACGGAACACGTAGGAGGTATTTGGCATTTCCTTAACACATTACGTAGGTTCATAGAAGACGAAAACTTCAACAAGGTTGTTGTATTTTGGGACGGAGAAACAAGTACTTCACAAAGAAGGTTAATCTACCCAAAATACAAACTTAACCGAAAAGGGGTTACAGAAGATTTTAAAGAACAATCATTTAACAAACAAAAACAAAGAGTAAAAGAATACTTGGAAGAAATGTTTGTTAGACAAGTTGAATTTGAAAACTCTGAAGCCGATGACCTCATCGCATATTATTGTAAAATTTCAAAAGACGAAGATAAAACAATTTTCAGTGGAGATAGAGACCTCACACAACTTATCTCTGAAGATGTTACAATCTATTCACCTAACACCAAAAAGTATTATAAGAACGGAGATAAGATCAAACTACACGAAATAGAAATTCCACACTATAACGTAAAAACATTTAAGATAATATCTGGTGACAAATCAGATAATATAGATGGAATATACTACTTAGGTGAGAAGACTATTGTTAAATTATTTCCTGAGCTACTTGAAAGAGAAGTTTCTTTTACCGATATTTTAACAAGAGGTGAAGAACTTCTAAAAGAACAAAAAGATAATACCGCTTTAAAAAATTTACTGACGGGTAAAACAAAAGAAGGTATATTTGGTGACGAGTTTTTTGAAATCAATAAAAAGATTGTGGATTTATCGGAACCACTAATTAGTGAAGAAGGAAAAGAATTAGTACAAGCTTATTACTCTGAGTCATTGGATCCTGACGGAAGAGGATATAAGAATCTAATTCGGATGATGATGGACGACGGATTATTTAAATACCTACCAAAAGGTGACGATCAGTGGGTATATTTTTTAAAACCATTTTTAAAGTTAACAAGAAAAGAAAAAACAAAGTTTAAAACAAAAAAGTAAAATTATGAAAGAGCAGAATGATGTAACAAAGGTTGAGTTTCTGATTACACTTAACAACAATTTTGTGGTACAAAGATTTTTTAATGTAAAAGGATATCATGAAAAGGCTGAAAGTTCAGTTGAATTATATGAGTACATTAAGTATCTATCTGAGTCACTTCAAACAAAATTGAGAAACAAGTGTATGGTATATATGTTAGACAATAGATACCAGATTGAAGAGGACCCAAACGTTTTAGAAACATCAAACACAGATGGACCTGAGATATTTAACATAATCTTAAAGGTTGGAAACAAGACAATTTGTCATAGAATTATTGACGCGAAACTATACCCGCCAAAGGTAAGATATACACTGGATATACGCCCAGACATAAAAAACATTTTAAGAGAGTTAACTGACATTTTATCAGAGAAAAATTTATCTTATCAGTACCTTAATTATTCGTTCGCTTAACTATATTTATTAAAACAAGGAACAAAAATCTATACAATATGTCAGACAAAAAGAACTTCGGATACTTAGGAAATACTTTTCAAATTCAATTACTAAATAACATAATTACTTACAAAGATTTCTCTAATTCCATAATTGAAGTTATTGATC